TCCGGCAGCGGGAGCCGCTCAACGTACCGCAGTAAGGCTATCTTACGGTCTACCCTCCCAAGCGGTGCGCTTTTGATGGCGGCAATCATCCTCTGTCTGTCAAGTCCTTGCAGCGCAGCGGGCAGCACTACGCGAGCCGCCGCCACAGGCAGTACCGAGCCAGAAGGGCTGCGGAAGCTGTCCGGCGTTGCGCACCATTACAGGGACGTTACCGAGATGGTCGATTTTGCCGCATCTCTTGATTTCACAAAATCGTTTCTGCTCGTATGTAGTGCTTGCCATGATATCCTCCTTACTGCTTTTGCAGTGCCGCTTTCATGCGGTCAAAGAAAAACTGAATTACCTTGCTCATGGTCTCTTCGGTGATAGCCCAGCTGATCAGCTTGCCCCACCGGCTGTTATTCAGGTAGGTGCGTAACATCTTGACACACCACGCCTTGCGCTCTGCGCCGCGCTTGGTGCCCTGAATCTCCTTCTCAGCTTGGTCGATAAGGTCAAGAACAAGCGTCCTGACCGCTGCGCCGTAGCCCAGACGGATGCCGCCAAGGGCGTAAAAAACAAACCCGCCCATCATGAGCAGCAGCGCCGCCCATGCGGGGAGAACAGACAAAAGCTTAGTTACCAGTGTTTCCATGTTTGGTTACTCCTTCCATTAAATAGTTGTCGATTTTCGCCTTGCTGGCTTGCATGGCTGCAACGTTGTTTCCGGTCAGCTGCGATTCCAGCAGGGCGCGGACGGCTTCAAGCGTCAGGCGGTTCACCTCGTCGATTTCTCCAAATCGCCCAAGGTCGCGGGTCAGGGCAGCACCATGCTGCAGCTGTCCCTGTTCCAGCGCACCGATGCGTCTTTCCATCTCGTCAAGACGCTTGTCCTGTGCTGCGTCCGGCGCTTGTGCCTTTTTGATGTACTTGTGGATGATTTCCAGTACCTTATCAATCGTAATAGCAGCAGCGCACACACTGCCAAGGATGCCCAGCACCCACAGCAAAGCTTCTTTTTCGCTCATGCGCCCTCCCGAAGACGGGTCAGACCCTTCTTGCGGATGATACGGGGGTAGTTGACGGTGGTCACGTTGAGGTCTACGTTGCCGGAGATGCCCGGCACACGGCCCTTGCTGGTGTGCTGGTGGGCGTTGTAGTGGTATCCAACGGCGGGAGTGTGTCCGGTTGTATCGGACAGCCAGACATCCCAACGGCTTGCCAAGCGGCCCATATCCAGCTCCATGTTGGAGTAGTGGGTGTAGGTGTACAGCTGGGCGTAAAAGCCCATCTTTTCCACCTGTTCCAGCGCGTAGGCGGTGAGGTTTGTGAGGTCGAGGGTGCTCATGGGTTTGAGCTTGTTTTCCTCCACGTCCACCGCCACAGGCAGGGTCAGCTCCTTGCCGTAGACCGCCTGCCGCAGAAGGGCAAGCTCTGCATCGGCCATCGCTTCGCTGGTAGCGTAGGTGTAGTAGTAAACGCCCACGTCCAGCCCGGCAGCCCGGGCGTTGCGGTAGTTGGTCTCAAAGGTGGGGTCGATGTACAGGCCGTCTGCCCGCTTGGAGAGCTTGTGATTGGTGGAGACCGTCTTGAGCATTGCGCCCCGGTATCCTGCGGCCTTGACTTGCGCCCAGTCGATCATGCCCTGATAGCGGCTCACGTCTACATAGCGGTAAGGCGGGTCGCCCTCCCAGCCGGTCACAGTGTCCACGGTGGACACGTCCGGTGCAGGGGCAGGCTCTTCCTTGTCGGCACTGTCACCGGCAGCGTGGGAGAGCGCAGAGAAGATATCCCGCAGGAAGTCAAGCATCACTTTCCACTTCATAAAAACCCTCCTCCGTCAGCTTTTTCATCACGGCATCCTTGTACCGGTCAGGCACGTTGTCGATGGTAAAAGCGCCGTCAAAGCGGTGCAGCTTGATCTGGGTCACATAGAACAAAACCATAGTATCCTCCTCTTACTGTTGTGCGGCCAGCAGGTCAAGCATAGCCGCTTCCAGAGCGGCAAGGCGCTCTTCTGCGGTGGGCAGCTGTGCCTTTTCCTTTGCTTCCTTGCGGGCCTTTTCCTGTGCGGCCAGCTCGTCGGCGGTGTACAGCACATACCGCTGCACTTCCACCTTTTCGTCATAGGCTTCCTTTGCGGCCACGCCGGGCACGTCCACCACCTTCCAGCGGTCACGACCCCCGTTGGGGTAGGTCTTGTACTCGTAGTGGCTGACCTCTTCCACGCCCGCCACAGCATCGTGATGGATGGTCTGGGTCTCCTGCTTGAGGTAGCCTTTTGTCAGGTCGGGGCTGGCGATTTCTACGCCGTTGCTGTCAATGATTTTCATAAGATCTCCTTTCAGGCGACACGCCGCCAGATGTACATACAGTAAGCCGGGGGTTGGACGGTATCGCTGTTGCCGTAAATTTTGCTCTCCTTGGAAGCATCCATATCAACGGCTATGGGGCCGCTATAGCCAGCAACACCTGCCTGAGCCACCACGCCAGAACCTGTTCTACCTCCGAAAGCACCTGTAGCACTAGCGACATGAAGCCATCCCCCAGCGCCAGAGTAGGAAGAAAACGAGAAACCTCCTGTAATATTCGGCAAACCTGCTTCTACCGTTGTACCAGCCGGATGCGTATCGCTTGCGCCCCAGATAGTGCAATCCTCAATGCGCTCCCACGTCCCGCCGATAAAGCTTGCCGGGCTGGTAGCGTTTTCGCTGATGTACAGGCTGCCCACGGGGTGGTCTCGCTCGACTACCGCCGCAAGGACTTGCTGATAGATAGCATAGGCATCAGGGCCAATGCCATTTTTGAGTTCTCCTAGTGCCATTGTTTCTCCTTTCGGTTATGCTACTCTGCGCCAGATATACACGGCGATGTATGGGGGTAGGTTGTTGTGAGGTGAGTTAGAGCCAAAAGACATTATAATTTGCCGAGCACAACCCGATTCATCTATTTTATTGTTCGGTCGGAAACCCCCAATAGACATTTGGCCAAAACTAAATACACCATCTGCTCCAGTTACAATACCCTGACTATTTCCGTCTGATTGAAAGTCAAAACGACCAGTTACATTTGGCAGTTCACTTTCAGTCAGAGCGTGCTCCGCTTCGCCACCCGTACTCCCTTCCGGGTAGGTATCGCTTGCACCCATGATAAAGCGCCCTTCAATTCGTTCCCACGTGCCGCCGCCAAAAGTTACGGACGGATTTTCAGGGCTAATAGTTTGATAAATGCTGCCCACAGGATGTGCCGCAAGCAGGAAGTTGGAGTAGATGGAGCCGTCACCATAGAACTGACCGCCATACTTGATGGGATACCACCGGGCGGAAATTTCCGCAGTCGGAATGTTGTGTGCACGGATGCGGATAGCTCCGGTTCGAGTTTCAGGGTTTACAAGCATAGCTTTACCGGCTACGTCTGCGCTTGCAGGGTCGATGCTGACAGATACCACAGTCGTGGACGTAACATCTGCTGTAATATCAATGTAATGCGGGTACTCTGCAACCTCCGTGTCTGTTTGCCACCCCGTAATCGGAATGGAAAGATCATGTGGATCAACGGAGTCTGCTTTGCCCGCCAGCGCATCACCGGTAGCCTTTGCGTCGGCAGGGGCGTTTTCGATGCTCAGGGTCTTATCGGTATTTGCTTTGGCCCCGGCCTCTTCCGAGTATTTCTTTGCATTGGCTTCACTGATTGCAGCGGCAGATGCACTGGATGCAGAAGCATCAGCGGATGCGGCAGATTCTCCAGCTTTTGTGGTTGCAATTCCAGCCCGTTCAATGGCAGTATTGGCAGAAGCCAAAGCCTTGTCCGCTTCCCGCTTTGCATTGGCTGCACTTGTTTCTGCGCTCTTTCGAGCCGCTTCAACTGCTTTAATCCAGTCCTCTTCTGTGCCCACATAGCCATACTTTACAGCAATGGCATAGGCGCTATAAGGGCCAATTTCGATTTTTTTGCTCATTCAAACGTCACCTCCAAAATTCCAGAGCCATTGTCTTGCATATTTATTTCGGTTAAGCTATCACTCTTGACCATATAAAGGATGCCGTTCTTCTGCTCGAAATCCATCCAGCCGCCTTTATTTGCACTCTGTTCTGCAAGACGGGCGCTTTCAGCAGAGTTTTCGGCTTGCTTCTGAGATTTTTGCGCGGATATTTCAGCATTTATTTCAGACCGTTTTGCGTTCAGTTCTGCTTTTTCGGCAGCAATTCTTGCAATGTCTGCGCCTGCAACATCTGAAAGAGTGTTCAACGTTTCGGCATTCATAGGAGTGCCTTCAACGATTGGTTCGTCATTGCGGACAAGGGTGACGACTTCGGACGAGCCGTCCGGTTTAGTCATTGTCCATCGGTTCGGGTACTTCGCTTCTCGGTCAACAAAGTGCATAGTAAGGTTCACCTCCACAGACCGGCTCTGAGCAGTAGATTAGATGGTTGTTGGCTATCGTTTCGATATCAAGCAGAATTTCTTCAACCTGATTGATAATCGTATAATGCAGATAATTGAGCGAAGCGGGAGTTTCGGGAGTATCGTTTTTGCCACTGCACAAAAAACGAATAGCTTTGATATTGGAAAGCCACCGGGAAGCATCTGTGACGGTCAGGTATCCATTTACATCCCAGTCGGTTTTGACAGAAACGGATGCATTCAGGATGGCCGCAATCTCTTGGATACCGCTTTCAATGCGGTTGTAGTCCATGTAGCTTAGAGCGCCCTTCATGCCAGCGGCCCATTCTGCCTGTTCTTCCTCTGTCCACGTTCCCGCTTTTGCTTTCGATGTAATCGCCTTGACTTGCGCAATATCATCATCGGTTCTGTCTGTAATCCACCGGGTCAACGAACGTCAGCTCCTTCCAAGAGATATCCTTCGACCGTCCCGTGAAAACAGCCGGAATACTGATAAGAAAAACTTGTAGTAAGCAGTACAGAGGAATAGCCGAACTGGTGATGAACAAGGACGTAATCCAGCGCATCAAAGTGCGGGCTTGCACGATATTCCAATGTGACCTTGCGGCGGTTAGAAAGCACTTTGTACGCTTCTGTTAAAATATTCCTGCTCTGGCCGAGAATGCTTTGAGACAGCATTTCATTGTTGACAGTCTGCGTTGCTCCACCTCCTGCCGGGTTTTCTGGGTAAGAATACGTTTTGCTTGTAGTGCTCGAGCCATCGGAAGATTTCACATCAATCGAACAGGTTACATTTTTCAAAGGGGAAGAGAACGCGATTTCAGGCCAGTTGAAGTTATTAACGATGTCGATTTCACCGGCAAGGTTTGCTTTTGCAGTAGAGATATCAGGAATGCGCCCGATTACAATCACACCTTCTCTGGTCTGATACATTGCCATGCCAGCTGCGTTAGCAACCATCTGTAAAATATCAGAATCCTTATAGTTGCCTTTATCCTGCTTTGTGATATCCGTGCTATATTGTTTCAGTTCATCGGAAATCTGAAACGTTGCCACGTTATCGCTCAAAAGCTCCAGCGCATCGTAGGCCATCTCATAAAGAGTGCCGTACATTCTTCCTGTGTAGTTGGAAACCATAAGATAGCCGAAAGCATCACGGGCAGTAAAGCTTGCTTCGATACTATTAGATGGAACATTCCACTCAGACAGGAAGAACTTGCCGCCTGTAATCCATTCCACCGTTCCGTCCAAGTCCATGCCGTACTCCACAGAGATAGGCTGACGCTCGTATAGGTATTTGTAAAGGCCTTCCGGGTTTATTGGATTCCACTTCTGCGTGCTGTTATCCACCGTAAAAGTAATGCTGTCATTCGGAAGTTGCCCGCTGATCGGGTCTCTTGTGGAATCATGCTTATACGAAAAGATGTCTTTCTTCTCAAACACAATGAATTGGCCAAGCTTCACCTGCTCAACTCGTGCACGCCGATTTTCCAAACACCACGACAAGATTTGAATGGAAATGGAATCGTAATTTGCAATCTCAAAGTCAATGTCAGTAGTGATAGAAGAATTGTCCGACACCGTTTTGGTGGATACAACTGTGCTTCCAGAATAAGCAGTCAGCTTGAAACTTGTCGGCCATTCATTAAACGTTGACGACCATGTAATGGTAATGCCAGGAATCGTCACGGTATGAACTTTGCTGAACGAGAGCGTAATGATTGGGTGGTTTGAAATAGAAACACAATTTTCACTAACGTAACCAGCTTCTTGCGATTCCACGCTTCTGTCGAGCAAGGTATAATTGCCGTCCAAAACAGTGAAATTTAATTCTCCGGTAGAATATTTTGTGTAAGTCTGCAATTTACTGTCAACAATAGAGGATACATTGCTGAAGAATGTTTCGCCGTTTGTGCTAGGAATTGCATCTTCTTGCAGACCCGGTTCCGTAACGCCATAGGTGATGCGTACAAACATCTCCGGTACAAGCGTTTCGGAAAACTTTTTAATCCACTTCTGAGAAGGTTGTACCATAGGCTATACCTCCACAAGCGCAATCGAGCAATCCGTCCAGCCCATCACATTGCCGGTTTTCGGCCCACGCCGCCACATACCAGATGTACGGTCTGAAACGTACATCTGCCGCGTATCATACCCAGCCTTTGCCTGATTATAAAAGCGAACAGTGCAGTAAAATCGTGTCGTGAACAGGCTGAGAATAGCGGCCCACTGCTGTGCGGTGAGGTAGTTCCATTTCAGAGATACTTTTGCTACATCATGCCGCACAACAGAGCCGACTACTTTGCCTTGAACGTTTCGTCCAGAATCTACAATGGTACTAGTTGTCGCTTCATAGGAGCTCGGCTCTGGCAGCTCTACGCCGTTTACCGTTACCAGTGCTGGAATTGCCATAAACCGCCACCTCCTTAGTAGCTGTAAACCTCACTGCCCATTAAAGACTGTCCACGGGAGTTCTGCCGTTTCTCAACAGATGCTGTAATCTGCTTTCCGTCAAGGTAGATTTTCATTTCCTTGCCACCGGTCAGCTCGTCACCATACCGCTGGAAGATATCGAGGAATGCGTTGTAAGTGCCATTGTAGACAGATTCACGCATTTCCTCTTCGTTGATGTTGACATTTACACTCGTGGTGCCGCCATAAGAACCGGAGGATGTGCCGTTGTTTTTATCCCATTCTTTTGTTCCTGGGTAAGAACCGTTTTTGTACTTTTCTTGCAGTTCCTTGTACTGCTGTTCGTAGTTAGTTGGGTCTTTGGAATCGTCAAAGCCACTATTGGCCGCTTCTTGACGTTTGCGCTGGCTTTCCGCGCGGCTACTCGCAACATTGTCAGCCCAATCATAAAGAGGGTTGCTGATATGCCCCCATTTATCAAAGGGATTAAAGAAATTGCGTGCATCAATTAAAGCGTTTATTCCGGCAACGATGCCTTGAATCGCCGTTCCCAGAACGCGGAGAATTCCTTCAAAAACAATCGAGAAGAAATCGCCGATTCCATACCAAAGATTAGACAGGAACGAAGCGATGCTCTTGTTCTTATTGGCAAAATTGACAAGAGCGCCAACCAACATGCCAATCAGGGAAATAACCAACATAACAGGGTTTGCATCCATTGCAATATTCAAACTTGTCTGAGCAGACGTTGCAGCCATAGCAGAAGGGACAAACTGACTAATAAAGCTAGAAGCCATACCGGCAATGTTGTTCCAAACACTGCTCAAACCCTGCGTCAGCCACTGCAAGCTGTTATTGGCAATGGACTTGATTTGCTTTCGCTGCTCATCATCCATTGCATGATAGAAATAAGAAGCGGCCCATGTGCCGAGCTTTTCAAGGTCGCCGTTAGAAATTGCATCCCACAGAGTGCCAATGCTGCCAAAGAAATCAGATTGTAAACTCTGGTCAATCTGCTGCCACTGGGTATCCAGACCGTTCAAGAACCCGGTAACGTAGTTGGTTGCCTGAGCAGAGCCAGCATCAATCAGCGCCTGTCCCTTCTCCTGCACAGCATTTACAACGCCCTGCATGGCAGCGGTGACGTAGGAGACAGCAGCAGTGATACCGTTTGCAAGGCCTTGGTCGATGTAACCGCCAATCTCCGCAAAGACCGTAGAAGGGGAGTGGATGCCGAGAGCGTCCTTAAAGCCATTGACAAAACCATCAGTGAAACTCTTAATACCATTTGTAACGGTACTCCATGCATCTTTTAGGCCGTTAATTAGGCCGTCCCAGATGAATTTGCCAAGTTTTCTCAATTCGCCAGGAAGTTTTTTGAACTCCCCGACAATAGACGAAATGATTTTTGGAGTTTCAACAACAACGAAAGCCACCATTTTCTCTCGCCATTCGGAAATAGTGTCAAGAGTCTTTAGGATTGCAGTCCAAATATTTCCCGGAAGTTCTTCAAAAAACTTAACAACAGACGAAACGATTTTTGGAACTTCGGTTGTTACAGTAGTGACCATGTTTCCGACCCACTCCCCGATTTTGCCGACGGCAAAGCCAAGGGCATAGCCGATTTTTTCAGGAAGAGAGCTGAACCACTCGCCAATGCTGTTTATGATGTTCCCAACCTTTCCGGGAAGAGAAGTCATAAAATCGATGGCTGCATTCCACTTGGTAACGATAATTTGCTTGATGGCTTCAATGCGCTGCTCAAAAACATTTTCGACATAATGCATTTTAATGTCGGCTTCTGCGGCAGCATCTGTTTTTTCGCCGCTCTCTTTAGTGCCCCATTTGATACCAGCCCAGTGAAGAACAAGGCCAATACCGACACCAGCAGCGGCAACAGCTCCAGCAACAGGAAGGCTTGCGCCAACAAGCAATGCAACGCCAGCACCAGCAACGCCGCCAAAAATTCCCATCAAAGCTGCAATGATGGTATCAAGAACCGAAAATTCTTTCAGCTTTTCGCCAAGAGAGAATGTGATTCCCGCAAATGTGATAAGTCCGGCAAGACCAATAGAAAGCGTTGCGGCTGTACCAGTGGCTACTCCAAGATTAGTGAGCAACGTGATGCCCGCAATGGAACCAAAAGCAGTAGTTAAAGCGGATTGAATCCATGTGCTTGCATCGCCAAGATTTGCTTCGCCAGTGCCAAGAGCGTAAGTCAGTCCGGCAAGGCTTGCCACAAAAGCGATGCCCATGCCAAGCGTAATGCCATCTGCTCCTATCGTGCGCCAAAGAACAAAAGAGCCAAACGCGGCAGATACCACTTCACCTAAAAGTTCGAGAGGATTCCCGCTAGATGCGTAACCCTTCGCAAAGCTGAATACTAACGATGCTTCGACAACGACTGTTGCAATCGAGAGAGCTAGCTTTTGCAAATCTGTCATTTTGGAAATCGCCGTTGCAATGTCCGTCAGAAAATCGACGATTTTCCACAATGCGAGTGCAGCAGTAACAGCGCCGATAATTGGCAGCATATCTTTGATTTTCTGCTTGATAGCGTCAATCTGCTTTGCAAATTCTTCGTTGTAGTCCTTAAACATATCGTAACCGGACAGGTCTACGTCGCCCAAGATATTGCCAGCAGATGCACCGCTGCCAGAACCGGAACTCCCCTGTGTGGGGTCAATTATGTTCAACTCATCAAAACCCATCGTGTAGTCCTTGAGGGCTTTGGCGGCTTTCTTGGTGGAGTCTGCCGTGTCATCCATTGCGTCACCGATGCCGCCAACGCTATCAGCGCTCTTGGTGAAATCAGTAAACACGACCTTCACACCCATCAGCTTTGCCACCCACTCGACAAACTCTCGAATAAGCTGAACAGCAGCAATCAGCGGGGGAAGAATGGATTTCAGGGCGGGGTAGAGCAGAGAGCCGACAGATTTTGCCAACATATCAAGCTGTGCTTTCAGAATCTTGATCTGGTTCGCAGGACTCTGGATGGTCTGTGCAAGGTTGCCCTGCACGTTGGCAGTCTGCTTCATAATGGCAATATAACGCAGAACTGCCTTATCTGCCTGAGACAGACTAGAAACCTGTTTGTTAAAGCCTAAAGCTAGAAGCTCCTGCTGTAACCGTGCCTGAGACAGGTCGACGCCCAGACGGCGAATAGGCTCAATCTCGCCAGAGATTGCGGAGGACATTGCAGTAAAGGTCTGCGCAACGTCCTTGTTCCAATAGGAACCTTCGTCATAGGCAAGCTGAGTCAGGTTCTTGGACAGAACGTATGCCTTGTCGCTGGCCAGACCAAACGAAGTACCCAAGCTCTGGATGGTAGCCATGTAGGTCATCGCTTTGGTCGGGTCAACACCAAGCAAGCCCTGCATCTTGCTAATAAGCGTATCGGCTTCACCGCTCAAATTGCCCATAGCATTATGAAACAGGTCTGTTGCTTCATAGAAGTCGTTGAACTTTGCAACAGCGTTGCCAAGATACTCAGCGATAGCTTTCAACGAAACCAGCTTTGCCATGTTCCGCATAAAGCCGTTCATCTGATTGGACAGGCTGAGATAGCTCTTGCGCTGCTTTTCGTTGGCTGCGGTCACGCGGTTAGCCTGTGTAACCACCTTACTCAACTGCGGAGGGAGCTTTGCAAAGGCATTGCCCACTTTGTCAAGCTGAGATGCAAGGGGAGTGAGCGAGGTGGAGATGCTATCACAAGCAGTCTTGAACTTATTGAGCGTGTCTGCATCCAACTTATCATTGATAGATGGGATTTTAACAATGGCGTTCATTGCACTGCCAACCGCTTTCAATCCAGAAGCATCAAGGTTCTGCAAGGGCTGTAATTCGCTTTTCAACGATTCCAGCTTTGCGCTTAAACCAGTAAAATCAATGCCAGAAACATCAATGTTTGACATCTTTTCGATGTTCTTAAAAATAGAACCAATGCCTTTGGATGCAGACTTCAGCCCAGCGATAGAACCAGCTAGTTTATCAAGGCTATCGCAGACGGCAGAAACATTGCCCTTAGAACGAAGATTGGCGATAGCGTTAGCCAATTTATTGATGTTAAGCTCTGCGCCCTGCGATTCCGCAGAGATTTCTACGGATAAGCTTGTAATATCAACATCAGCCATCACTACCACCATCCTTTTCCATCATGGAGAACATCATGCGCTTAATGCGCTCCTGTGCTTCCGCAGCACGTTGGTATTCATACTCTTCCTTCTCCTTTTGCGTAAGGGGAATCGGTCTATCCATGTACTTGATGGGTTTAGACCCTTTCTTTCGGAACATATTGCCAACCGTAGAGGAAAGCGCAGATGCCATGTAAAATCCGTTTCTCCACGCTTCCGTGTTGGCTCTGCGTTCCCGCAGTTCCTCTGCGTCACGGTAGACCTTTGCCAGCCAGACATCGCCGTACCAGAACTGTTCGTAGGTCATGCCGATGGAGATGTAATAGGCTTCTACATCGTGGAACAGCTTGGAGAAGGAAAACGGTTCTCCCTCTCCGTCTGATTCCTGAGATTGTGCGGTTACACAATCTCCCACGTTGCGTTTTTTGCGGTCTTGTCCTCGGTGTCAGTTGCCAGCAGAGACTTAGAAGCGTCCATGAACATCTCAAGCAGAACGCCCATCAGGTCTTCCTTATCCTCGATGTGCTGGAACATCTCGTCCACGACCTTACGCTTGATGCCCTTGTTCCGTGCGATGAAAGCACCGTAGAACAAAGCGCGAGAGTTGGACAGCAGATTGGTCATCTGGGTATACTGGCCAATCTGAAAGCCTGCACGTTCGGTAGCTTCCACGCTGTCACGGGTGAAGGTCAGTTCGTAGGTATCCTTGCCATCGGGGGAATGAAAATTGATAACCTTTGCAGCCATAATAAATGCTCTCCTTTATAAATAGGGGCAGAACCAAATCCGATGTTCAGTTCTGCCCGGTTTGATTGATTCGATTTTTGCGGTTTAGCCGCCAGTGACAGTCAGGGTCTCGCTGAACTCGGGCTTCTTAGTGAAGATGCAGTTGATGGTCATTTCCACAACCTCGTCTACGCCAAAGCCGGACAAGCCAACCTGATGCATACCCTGCCAAGTGAAGCCGGAGCCGTCCTGCATCTTCAGGGCGTAGTACTTCACAGCGTTGCTCTCGGAAGTCTCATCATAGCCAGCTGCTTTGACCTTCGTATAGTCAGCCTTGTTGTAGTTGGCGGTGAAAGACTTGGTATCAGACTGGATAATGCCAAAAATGTTGACCTGCATAGGGTCGGACAGGGTAGTTGCATCCAGAAGGTTAGGCTCAGAGATCAGGTCGGGCACATCCTTGATGTCGCACAGCTTCGTCAGAGCGGTTGCGCTGTCGCCACAATACAGGGTGGTATTCAGACCGGAGATAGCAGTACTCATAGAATGTTTACCTCCTTAGTTTCGGTAAATCATTCCGTCCTCTCCGATTGTTGCCCCGTAGCTGCAATCAATCCGATAGACGGAATTGTTGTACAGCCCATTCAACGGGGCAAACGATTTTCGATAGAAATTGAGCGGTTCTAATACAGAATCCACGATGTCCACAATGGAGCGGGCTTCTGCAATGCGTCCGCTGGTTTTGTTGGAATAGACACGCACGCGCAGGGAAACGGCGGCATACTTGCTTCTGCTGGCAGAATCCCGGTGAACCGGGAGGTTGTTGTTTTCCTCTATCTGCACACACGGAAACTTCTTGACGTTGCTGTCGTTGATTTCACCAGTAACGAAAATGCCGGGAACTTGTTTTCGAAGTTCGGCCGCAACGGCTGTGAAGATAGAATTGAAATAATCAATCAACTATTCCAAACCTCCCTCCACGTTGCTTCGACTTGAGAAGACATTTCCTCAACAGCTCCCCACATAGCCATAGCCGGTTCGTTGCCATCGGTGTAATTCAGCTGGCCTTTGCCATCCACCTGTTTGACAGGCGTGCCAGCATTGCCAGATTCGCCGTAGTAGTACCATCTGCGGTTTGTGCCTTGCCCTTTGCCGTAGGAGCCATGCGCACCAACGCCGGGCGGCAGTTCACCGCCATATCCGTTGTGATGCGCGCCAGTGCCAAACTCGATAAAGGCAACTGACTTGCCCTCTGCAACGATGGTGCAAGTCTTGTCTTTTTGGTTGATATGGCATTTCACGTCATTGGAACCAGCGTATTCCGCATTAGCGAAACGCACCTTTGCGACTTCAAGCCCAAGCCACGAAAGGCGAAAAGCAAGTGCTTTAGCTTTTTTGTTCAGGGTGGTCTCGTACTCCTGTATCTGACGTTCAGCATCACGAAGTCCGGCATCGCTCAACCTCACTTTAATTTTCACTTGCGGCCACCTCCTTCAGCGCATACAACGTGTCCGTGATATGCTCTGCGACCTTGACCACAATGTAGTTAAAGGGCTTTGAAACGTCCGTCTGAAACCAGACGTGCGTACCTTCATAAAGCGGCGTGTTGCGCTTTTTGCTGGACGAACTGACCACATAGCTGTAATCCGTGAACGCCCCAAAAGGGCTTGCTTCAGCAGAACCAGTAGGCGGGCTGACGTTCAACATCAGCTTTGCAGGGTCACTCCACGTCTGCGATGTCTCGCCAGTTTCATTTCCCCATTCGTCCACAACAGGTTCTTTCTCGCCGATGGGGTTTGAATACCAAAGCGGGCGCTTGTCCAGAGGGCTTCCATTGAACATCAGCCGATAACACCTACTCTCGGAACTACTTCGTTCAGCAGGGACTGCGCTACATCAGAGCTTTCCCACACACGAGTAATGCCATTATTGGTATAGCTCGTCTGTCCGTTTGCGCCGATGTGGTTGTACAGTTCCGCTGCAATGCGTATCTGCAACGACTGATATTGCAAGGGCAGCTCGTCCGGTCTGTTGCCGAAGGGGTAGCCCTGTGCAAATATCTTGTCTTTGGCAAAATCAAGCAGCAGGTCGAAGAGTGGGTAGTCCTCGTCCGTGACTTCACGGTCAAGTGCAGGAGCAATGTACTGCCCCAGCTTAACTGCCGCTTCAGAATACTGGTCTCCCATGCTGCTTCCCTCCTTTCGCCTTAGTAAGCCTTGATGCAGTACACAGCGTCCATGCGCTCAAAGGACGGCAGGACGATTTCAGAAGCATAGATGTTAGTGTTGACAGGATGCACGGTCAACTCGGTGGTAATGGCAACGCCAGTGTTCACAATGGACACGGATGCGCCGGACTGACCGGACATCAGATCGGCTTCCTCAGGGGTAGTGCCATACCAAGTCGTACCGAGTTTGCCATCAGGAGCCAGAACAACATAACCGTCAGGAAGATATTTTGCGGTGTCACCACCGCCTTCAGGACGATACTTCTTGTTGTAGGTGAAAATCTCAAGGCCAGTTGCCTGACGAACAACTTCCTTTGCTTCATTCGCGGTGAGAACGGAAGTGGTTCGATTGTTGATGGTAAGGAATCGGTTCTTTACTTCATCAGCAGCAATCATCTTCGCGAGCGTAGCCTTGTTCATAAAGACGCGAGTGACTTCTTCACCAGTTGCATCATTGACAGCATCGGCCGCAGCAATCAGGTCAGAAATAGGCGTAGCAGAAGCGGGAGTGTCCCACTTTGCGGAAGTTGTCAGTGCCTTGTAATTGCTCTTTTTCCACGTTCCATCAGGGTCGTAATTGTAAGTGTAGTTCACACCGTTTGCCTTGATGGTGATGCCGGGAGTGCCATTTGCAGGAGCCAGCAACTGCCAAATCATACGTTCAGGCACGATGCGTGCGCCGGTGACGAGATCGCTTACATCATCATAAATGCGCTTCACAACGTCACGGGCATAGGGGTCGTTGCTGTCGAGAACACGCAAGATTTCCTGACGGTCTTTCTCACCCAGATGGTAGCCCTCACGGAAGAACGGCATCTCGGTCTCATCGAACTTGAAGCCCTCACGGGTGCGGAACGTAGCCTTTGCGTCAAATGCGCTGGGCATCAGAGACACGCCAACACCCTTGTGGCCGCGAATCCACTTCAGGTCAAGACCAGCCTTTTTCTGAGCGGGGAACAGTGCGTCAGATGCAAAGGGCATCGCATTAGTAGGGTCATTCGTCCAATAGGCGGCAATCGCAGCCGGGGCAAAGACTTCCTTAAGATTCAGTGCCATGTTGTTTTACCTCCTATTAAGCGTTCACGCTGATGTTGTCACGGCAGAAGATGCCAGGAACGGCAGTCTTGAGTGCCTTGATTGCGTCAGCGTCAAAGGTGAAGCTGGAACTTGCCGCTGCCTTCTTGGTGTCGATAACGCCACGAATCAGCAGGGAAGCATTGGGGTTCTCTGCCGGGTCAACGTCATACAGCAGGATGCCGTCAGCGTTGATCGTCTTAGAACCAGTCTCGCCAGCAGCAACAGCTTTCTTGCCAGCCAGCGTCATGGGATAGCCAGCCTTAACCGCAGCAGTTTCGGTCACGGTAAAGGGAATGGCAGTGTAGTCATTGGAAGCAAGGATGGTATCGTTGATTCCGTTGACCGTATTTCGGGTAAACTTCATGTTTTCCTCCTTGTTAATGGAAAGCACTCATTGCGTCACTCGATGCCTTAGAAGTATTTGCGTTCTGCTGTGCAAGGCTCTTGGCAAACGCCACGCCTTCGCTGTCAGAGCCGCCCTTGCCATCCGCACCCGGAGGCGTAGGCATATCCTTCAGCAGAGAAGCCTTATATGCGGTGTCATGGACGGTCATAAACTCCGACTGGAACTTAAACACCTTGTCCATGTCGCCGTCAGCCAGTGCAGATGCAGCCTTGCCAGCCAGTTCAGCATCATAACCCTGTGCAACGAACTTCTCACGGTAAGATGCAAGGGTCTTTTCTTTGACGAGGTTTTCCTTGTCGGCAGTCAGGGATTCAATCTGCTTCTGCATCTCCGCCAGCCTGTCAGCCTGTTCCTGTGCGGCGTTCTCGTCATCAGTACGCTTTGCTTTGAGCTGCTTCTTGTACTCTGCAGCTTCGCCGTTGGCTTTCGTCACGGCGTTGCGCAGTTTCTCGACCTCTGCGTTAGGGTCTGCAACCTTTTCCAGCGCAGAAATGATTTCATCGGCGGTCATGCCCTCTTTGTAGGCATCACCAAGCAACACATTGAGTTTCATATCGTTAATTTCCTCCTGCGTTTTTTTACCGTTGCTTCCCTGCAACGCTGCGAAATTTGTATCCCGGCTTCCCTGCCGGAATATGCAAAGGGTTATTCGCCCTCTGTTTCTGTTTCCGTGCTACCGACATTTATGTCGGGAACATCCTGTTTTGGCTTTTCAATTTGCGGTTTCGGAGCTTTGCCATCCTCGCCCAGCTTGCCAGCGGCAATCAGGAAGGGTTTGCTCATCTCATAAGCAGCCTGTGGGTCGGGGAACAGACCGGGCGTAGTAAATGCCAGCTGCGGGTCAATTGGCTGCTGAATCATCTGTGCGAAAATCTGAACCTTGCTCTGCTGGTTATCGTACTGACGGCGTGGTAGCTTGATGTTGATGTCACTTGCCATCAGCTTAGAACCAGCCGTATCACGCAGGATTTTCAGCATCACAGACAGGCTTTGGCGTTCCGAGAACTTGAACATATTCTCGTACTGCTGCGCCCTTGCTTCTGTGTGATTCCAGCCGTTGCGGACGATAACTGCGCCCACATTATCAGACGTTGCGTTCTCACTTCCGGTAGCACTAGGCATGGCAGTCAGGCTACGGTACACGTTCAACATGGAATCAAGCAATGTCTGGCTCTGCTGCTGGTCAAGCTCGTTTGCAATCTGAGAAACAGAAGCAGGCAGACCAGAAGTGGATTTCAGGCACATTGCGCCAAGTTCCTTGACCTTGTTAAGCGCATCCTCGTCCACAAGACAGTTCGTAAACACCATGATGGATTGGATGAACTGCGCCACACCGTCCAGACGGTTGCTTTCAAGGTCGTTGATAGCATCCAGCACAGGGATAGCAGGTTCAAACAGACCCATACGCTCCGGGTTGAGCTTGTATTCGACCATCGGCAGCATCCCCAGAGAGTGGTTCTCTGATTTCGTAACCTTGCCGTTGCCGATTTCAAAATACTGGTTTGGCGTATACACGCAAATCAGGTCGTTCAAGTCGTTCTGATAATTGCGTGGGATGTGCAGCACGTTAGCAATGGGCTTGTGCCCTATGCCGGAGTTGTAAATCACATACGCCATGTCCGGGTCGGGAACGTCCACCAGCAGGGGCGTTTCGTCAGGGTAATTTCCGCCATACCCCTTGTCAGGAAGAACAATGCGGTATCCCTGTCCACACTCCAACATCCACTGCCAGAGCCGCCGATCAAGCGCATCCTTGCCCTCATACTGCAAGGCGTTGGACAGGCGGGCGATTTCCTCACCGTCACCTGTTGCCGTTTCAGACCGCACATAAGAGCAAGGAGTTCCGCTCATGTAGCCTGTGTAGAAGCCCACGCACTCGTTGGCGTGGTTCTCTACAATACGGTTGGTGATTTCAGCGTGGTATTCCTTTGTGCGGAGGAGGACAGGCTGACTACCTAAGTAGTAGTTGTGCAAGAAGCGAATCTCATTCTTGTTCAGTAGATGAATAGGCTCTGCCTTGCCCATTACCACTTTCAGCACATTTTCCAGATTGATTTCCGTCTCCGGCGTTTCAATCGGTCTGCGTCCCGTCAGCGGATTATTCAAAAATCCACCAACGACCATCTGATACTCAGCCATGTGTTCCTCCTTTCCGGAAAAATAAAAAGCGCAGCAAGACAAACCTGTTAAGGTCTATCTCACTGCGCCAAAACTGCGCTTTAAAAGCTATTTACTTTTCAGGTGGATGGATGATTTTGACCCATCCTTCCTTTGTGTCTCCTTCGATAACGCCTTTGCATCTGTCGCACTTGAAATGGTATCGTCCATCCACTTCACCAAGATAGCGATTACAGCGGACGTTCTTGTAAATTTGGTTCTGGCGGATACAAGGACAGCAAATTCTAACTAGCATGAGCGCTCCTTTCGTTGGATTTCTGGAAACAGGCTGTTTGGCACAGACCCGTCAGAAGCCACCGGGAAACTGTTCGCACTTCCGGTCGTGCTATTCTCCGCCCGGAGAAAACCATTGCAGCCTTTACATTCAGTTGTCGGACAGACGTAAACGGGTCAGCTGCAATTTTGGTGCTGCATAATGGATTTGAACCAATGTATGTCCGGTTATGAGCCGGATGCTCTAGCCATACTGAGCTAATGCAACATAAAACCCGGCTTAATTGATTAACCGCTGCTCTTTGCAATGTCATGCCTAAACATTACATTGAGAGCCGGGAATAGCGGTGAGGTGTCAAAAGAGAAATCCCATGCAAAGCAAGAGGATAGTTGTGCTGCGTAGCGGGTTTGAACCGCTTCGTGTCAGTTGGGGGAGTACAAACAACGTTCCGTCCACTCGGAAACGCAACATATAACCCCCACGACAGAGAAAGGCGGCTGTCGTGGGTGAGTAAGAAAGGAGGGTATTACACAACAAATGACGAGTAAAAATGACTTAAAAATCTCGCCAACGCAATACCTAGAGGAAGCTGCAAATCTTCCTGGTACTATTGTAAGCCATGTCAATAGGCAAATCAAATTTTAATGCCTACGCACCCGGCTATTTAGGGGAATTATTAAAATGGCCTCTTGACAGGCTCAATTTTACTGATTCCGTTATACAATTCATCGGCAAGCTGTGCCAGACTGTCCGGTGCATCATCGTGCGGAACTTTGCCAAGCTGTGTGAACATCGTCACCTGTTCCATGAACGCTTTGTACTCTTTCGACTGGTGTTTCTCGTCAAGGAAGTAGAACCGCTTGATGTCCGGCGCATACTGGATGATTCTGGACAGCTTGCTTTGCCCACTGGGCGCACGCTGGCTGCGGACAGAGCAGTGATAGCCCTGTTGCCGGAGCTGACTGTCTACCACATCGCAATATTCATCACCGCCGTTGTTGGCTTCGCCACGCACCACATTGATTTTGTGCTGGATGATTTTGCCCACGACTTCCGGTCTGGTCACGGTCTTATCGCCATTATTGAATACAAGGTCAGGGATGAACACGGCATCGCCGTACACATAAGCGATAGGACAGGCGGTAAAGTCGCCGCCGCCCCATGCAATGTCCATGACCATGAGCTTGCGATCGGGCTCGCCATCAGGCAAAACGCCGTTGAAATACCGCAGTTCGTCAGAAGGGAACAGCAGACCTTCACGCACATAGGGCTTGCCCATGTACTTTGCCCACCATGTTGCATCATCAATGCTGGCTTTCATATCGGCATAGTAGGCATCATCAAATCCAACACCATAGTCATAATTGAAGTTGCTGTGTCCGTTCTCGTCTACCGCAGGAATCACCCGAAATCTGTACTTTGGATTGTCTGCGTACTGGTTCTGGATGCGCCCCAGAGGGTCAAGCACGTTCCAACGTGTGCCGACCATCAGCTCCAATGCGCCCTGCTTTTTACGGTCTTTCAGCTGGTTCAGGTAGGCATCGTACTTGTTGTTCAGACGTTCAACGTTCAGGCTTTCCTCCAAGTCCTCGATCAAGTCATCGCTGTACAGAACGCCGCCCTCGCCAATTTCAACAGCGCCAGTCAACGTGCCGCCAATGGAGCGGCAAGTAAGGGTAGGGAAGCGCTTTTTACGGTTCAGGTCAACACTTTCATCCTTTGCACTCTTATCCACAAGCTGAACGTCAGGGAAGATTTTGCCCCAGTTATAGGTAACGGGGTCAGTGATGATAGACAGAACTTCGCCGTAGAAGCCGTTGGTCAACTTGTCGGAATGCCCGCTCATAACCGATGCAACGTCCGGGCGGTTGCCCATAAGCCATGTGATGAAAAAGATGCACAGGGTACTGTTATGGGTGGGAATCAGCCGCTTACCAGCACAGTAAACGCCGCCCTCAACCTGAATGCAGTTGCCCTGCTTCGGCTCGATGCGCTCAAACCCACAAAATGCCACACGGCGAGGTTTGGAGAACTCCTTTAACTGCTTGCGAGGAACAACGCAGGGAATAGGACAGGTCGGGTTAAACGAGATGATATATACTGTTTTTCTTCCATGAACACCACTAGAAGAAACGCGAGGAGCGCAACTGGTTACAGAACAACGCCATCCGAATGTTGAAACAAGCGTAGTGAAATCATCGCGGAGCTGCGGTTCTGTTGTAGAAAAAGAATATCTATTTTCGCTTTTTTTTAGCATTCCATCTGTATCAAGCAAACCAGCCAACAGTTCCATGCGCTGTGCAATGCTAGCGGTAAAGTATTCTTCAGGGATATGCTTCACACAACGAGTAGAGCGATAGCACATATCAATCTTTTTTAGGTCGGCACGAAGCCCATCAAAATGAAAATATTCTACTCCTGTTGTCTTATGGACGTAATAATTCCCGATAGCATATCCGTCGTTGACAATTCTTTCGATAATACATCTGTCCTGTTTTGATTCGCAAATTAAGGGCTTTTGATTTGTTCCATCGCCAAGCCATGCGCCCAATGTGTAAGGCGCGACAGGTAACTTTTTATATTCTCCATCAACAAAATTTTTAAATGGAAGCTGATATATGTATCTATGGCCTCTACCTTGCGAACCGCCAGTCTGGTATCCCTTAAACATTCTTTTGGTTTCAATGGTATCAAATGCGTTCTTGTGGCGGTTAAACACAAACCACTCATGGTTTTCGTGGCAGTCAATGTACGTTCCATCTGTAAAATGGCAACGCACATCAAGCTGGCACTTAGGAGATACCGCAAGCACCTTTACAAACTGGCCTTTCGGGCTGATAACTTCATCGCCGACCTGCAAATCGCCATGATTTTTCCAGCCGTTTCGTGTAAGAATCTGCGTATCATCGCTCAAAGCCTTACCAACACGCGCGGGTAGACTGACCCCCAAGAAATCTATCCGCTTATAGAACAAGTCCTCTAGGTCGTCTGCCAGCACTTTCAGCACTCTGCGTCTGGGCTGATAAAACTTCTTTTCCGGCGCACGGTTCCATTCAAGGTAGATGCAATAGCTGTCGAACACGTCTTTCGCTTCAAACAGGTACGTCCGGCTGATAATGTCATAGACCTTCGCCACGTCCTCGCCTGTTTTCATCTTGGCCATCATGGCTGCACAGACAGAACGCAGCTCACCAGAGTATTTGTAAGCATCGAACCGCTTGTCCTGCGACAGGGCATCTCTCAGGTTCACCACCGCCTGAAACCAGTCCTCATAGACCTGTGCTTCGGTCGGATTCTGCTTTGCATACGATTTGATGCTGTCAATGATGGCGATACACTGCTTTGGCTGCATAAAAAAATAGGCACCCCCCTACCTGAAAATGTAAAGAGTGCCTACAACTGCACAAAAATCAAATATTCGGTTTTATGATGCTGGTTCGGAAAATTATTTGCTAAAATTCGTTTTAATGAATGGAATGTGCGATTTATTTGACCTCTTCCGCAAGCTGGTTTAGCCTGCGCTTCAATTCATCTGCGTCATAGTATAAAGTGTCTGCGATGGCATTGAGAATATCGGGCTTGTCGGTGTAATCGCACAACGTTTCAATGAGCTTCAAGCTCTGCTCAGACAATTTTACGGTTTTCATGCTTTATTCCTTTCTCTGACTATGTAAAGTGGGCTTTGGTTGTTCATCTCCTAGCATCAGCTTATAACGGAGATACTTTTCGACAATACTGTGTCTTTCTGCCAGTGTACCGTAAATAAAGACGAGAGCATCTTTAGCAGCATCGTATTCATTCGGGAAAATGACAAGTTCCTCGTTTGCAAAGGTCACGGTGCAGTTTTCATAGCGACAGACTTCCAAGAACTGCTTGATTTCAAGGAATCCGCCAAAATCAAGCATAGACCGCAGCGTGATGCTACCATTCTTAACAATCAGTTCTTCTCCATGCATATTATCCAGCCTTTCTCTGCTCAGCAATCCGATACCATGTCTGGCGGGTCACGCCAAGCTGTTTGGCAGCATCAGTGACGGTCAACAGACGCTTTTCTACCTGTTCATGCAAAACATCAAAGAGGTTGCGGTCGTACTCGGTGGGCTTGCGGCCTTCCTTGTAATCGGGGCGCTGACTAGCAATCTTCTTGCCTTCTCTGGTGCGCTCAACAATCATGTCACGCTCAAACTCAGCGAATGCAAGCATCACCGTGCGAATAACCTTGCCGGTGGGAGAATTGTTCATAACCCCCATGTTCAGGATGTTCACCGAAACACCCTTATCAATGAACTGGTCTATCAGTTCAAGACCATTCTTGGCGGAACGAGCAATACGGTCAAGTTTCGCCACGATCAGCGTGTCTCCCGGCTGAATTTCAGCCATCAGCTTGTCAAGTTCAGGCCGGTGCAGCTTCGTGCCGGTGTAAACATCCGAAAAGATTTTCTGTGCGCCGTTGGCTTTCAAAAGTTCAGACTGGGCTTCAAGGCTATTGCCGTCAATCGCCTGTCCAGCGGAACTGACACGAGCGTAACCGTAGATCATTCAGGTTCACCGTCTCTTTCAAGAACTTTGAGAGCAAATTCATCCGATGCAACATCAGCGCCAATAGGCTGAATCACGATTTGGTATTTCATTTCTTCCAAAAGCATTGCCATTGTGGATAACTTCAAATCATCCGCATTAACACGGTTTGTCACATAAGAAGAAACTTCATATCCCATTTGCCTTGCAAGAGATGCAGAAGTATATCCTCTGATTTTCATAACGGAACGAAGAATGTCCCCGGAATTGACTTTATTTTTGGTTGCACCGCCTTTTTTCTTCTCTGCCATTTTTATCGAACCTCTCTTTCGACCCAATGATAACACATTCTCGTGTCACTGTCAACACCTTCTTGTGTTTTTGCAAATTTTTTACTATCAATAGGGTGATAAAACGGCTGTAAACTTTTTCGTTGCTTTACAAACTGTATACTTGAATAATAGCCTTACGAATTATCGAAAAATATCTTTTGAGTTACTATCACCAGGGTAAACTAATCCGTTTACGGAAGTACTATCAAATAACGTAAATTTACGTTAGAATGCGTAAAATGTCACAGATGTGTGACTGAATTATACAAATTGGGCTGTTGACAACTATATACCAAACGTCTATAATCTAAGACAGCAGAGCACACGATGAATCAGCCAACAACGGTAGATTTATCCTTTGTGGCATAAAAAATAGGCCGTCAGCACGACCGACCAAAGTAGCACTGACGACCTATTCCACCACAAAACAGAAGCTGCGCAACCAAGGGCGCAGTCTCGGTTTCTGTTAATTATTATAGCAGAAGCAGACAGCTTCTGCAATAGAAAGGAGCAAAAAACATGAACTTTCCCACAACAACCGAAGAATTTCTAAAAACCCTCGCCCACGGCAAAGAGCCGACCAGCGAGGACAGGGAGTACGCAGAAGCGCTGGGCAAGCTGTCCGAACTGAACTATCGGGCAGGGTACGAAGCGGGAGCTGCCAAAAACAACAGCTAAATTTTGTGCAAATCTACAAATTTTTTGATTTTGTACAGATACCAGTACTACATTAAGCGTTTGCGTAATTGACAAACCACAACATATTGCATATACTGGTTGCACCCACATGAAGGGAGGTGAGTTTATGTACAGTCCTTATCTCGAACGGCACAATCACACGTTCACTGTTGCACTGACCGAACGGCAGTTCCAGTGTCTGAAAGCCTATTGCACCGAACATAAGGTTGCACAGGCAGCAGCCATACGTGACACGTTCTTTGAAGTGCATCCAATCCAGGAGACAAATAAAAACGAAAAATAAGACGCTCGCTAAAGTTTGCCGACCACAGCGAACGTCTTATGAAACACTCAGAGAGTATAGACCCTCTTTGGGTTATTATACCAGAGATGGCCTGCTCTCGCAAGATAGAAAGGCTAAATTTCTATGAATAATAATCTTGAAACCATCCGAATCTTCTCCGAAGATGTTATCCCTGTGTACGACACCGACACCGGCGAAAAGGTTGTGCTGGGTCGGGAACTGCACGAACGGCTCAAAATCAAGACCGCATACAAAGACTGGTTTCCTCGTATGTGCGAGTATGGTTTTGTAGACGGGAAAGACTATGGCTCATTTTTGAGCAATAGGTCTGATGGGCTTGCCGGAAAGCCTAGAACCGACCACATTATCACTCTGGATATGGCAAAGCATATTGCAATGATTCAGCGTACACCGGAAGGCATGGAGATTCGCCAAAAGCTGATTGACCTTGAGAAAAACGTGTTCGTCAACCAGTTCGCAGGGCTTTCTAAGGAACTGCAAGCAATCCTTGTGATTGACCAGCGCACCATGAAGCAGGAGCAGCGCATCTCCGCTCTTGAGAACACTATGACCATCGACTACAACCAGCAGCGTGTGTTGAAGCGTGCCGTGAACACGGTGGTCATCAACGCTCTTGGTGGCATGGACAGCCCGGCCTACAAGAGCCGTAGCGTATCCCAGAAGCTGTTCATGGAATGCAACCGGGACATTCAGAACTGGTTCAACGTGAACAGTCGAAACAACGTGCCAAAGAAGCGGTTCGATGAAGCTGTCGAATACATCAAGAAGTGGAGACCGTGTGCGAACTCTGTTATGTTGGTTCAGGTCACGAACGGCCAGACCCAGATGCCCATGTGAAAGGAGAACGAATATGATTAACGGTGATAAGTACGAAAACCTTGACGAATACATCAGTGACACTCTGGAAAACATGGAGCGGCTTTGGAGAACGCCTGACGTTGGAGAAACCTACAACGGTCGAGTGATCGCTTGCAACGGCAAAGAGGTTGCGTGCGGCTATCTCTCCTACGAAGCAAACGAATACGGCGATTTAAGACCGTACCTGTGCGACAACGGCAAGATTGTCATGCGTGACGTTAACGATTGGATGCCGATGCCGAACGTGACCAGCGTATTGAAAAAGTAAATAGCCTATAAGAAAAGCCAGTGGTTAGAGAACATCTAGCCGCTGGCTTTTTATTTACGGAACTATGAATCGGCAATCCGTGAATTTGTTTCCGTCAAAATCACCGACGAATGTAACAGTCTGGCCAGAAGAAAGCCTAGAAATCTTGTCTTTTTCATTTTCTGGGAATCCAGCCATATAAACGGTATAACCAATGCTGTGAGAAGTGACGAAGTTCACACTGAACATAACAGTGTACGGATTATCTAACTTAATCATTGCGTCTGATACACTGTTGACTTGATATGTCACCTTATATTGCTTACCAGCGTATTTGTCTTTTGCCTTTACAGCGTTGTCGGCCGCCTGTTTTGCATAGTCATCCAAATCAAGCGTTGGAATATCATCATCTGGGTTATGCGAAGAAGCACTGGATGCCACCCGCTCACTGCTTGCGGGTTCAGAGCTTATAGGCTGTTCAGATTCGGATGCCGCTTTTTGAGATGCCGGAGTGCTGCTTGCTGAGCTTTCGGAAACTTCCTCAATAGAGCTATCATCCAGTTCCGTTGCCGTAGACTTGGCGGAGGAAGATGTAACGCCGGAGCTTGCCAATTCATCATGTGATGGCTCTGGTGTTACAGCCAAACATATAACGAAAACTGCAAATGATACAAAGAAAGCAATTAACATCCGATTGTCTTTCTTATGCGTTGCTTTGTTGTAAAGACACAGCGCTCCAAACACAGGCGTTGCAACCAGAGCAATCATTCCAAATAAAGCATACATTTTATGATTCCACCTCTCATTCAACAGGAGTAAACAAGACTTGCGTTTCAAGTGACAGTTGAATATTGTAACCATCCTCTACAGTTACTCTTTGTTTTTCGCCTGTTTTTGAAAACCTCAACACAGATTTTACATCATCCGAGTTATCATTATTCACCACAAAAACAGTAGCCATCTTCTCTCCACCCTTGTTTTCTACGGTGTATTCACCAGCAGGAATCAAATAACGTGTGTAGGTATATTGTCCATAAGTCTGGCTTGGAATAGTAACCTCTTCACCATATTTTCCAAGTGCTCCATCAACCAGCATAAAAGAATTATCTTCTTTTACAGTTTCAGAAGAAGCAACAACAGACTGTGCGACTGTTTCATTCTGGATTTCCACAGAGGATGTAACAGAAGATGTCGGTTCCTCACTTTTAGGATTAGCCGTAACATTCGTTCTTTCTCGTGGATTCACAAGGTCTTGGATAAAAGATATAACAATCAAGGCTATAAGGATTTTGAACCACAGCCGCTTATAAGCTGGTTTTGGTGGTGTATTCTCTCCACCACACTGCGGACAGGTTTTAGCGGTAGCCGCTATCCTTGCGCCGCAGTGTTTACACTTTACGAGTTTTGCCATTTTACAATGCCCCTTTCTTACGGTCAAGTATAGCACAGATTAGACCGGGAGAGGGGTCTTTTTGTATTTTTCGGAATTTTTGGAGACTTGCACAATCAGATGGGGTTTGATTTGTGAAGATGGGGTAGGTGTTGGCAAGGGAAACGCCTTTTTATGGGTTTCGGAATTCGGGAGACTGACCACCCGGCCCCCGGCTCTCCCTGTATACCCTGCCGGTGACCCCCGCCAGCCCCAGCGCACCCGGACAGACTGCACATCACAGGCAGCAGCGCAGGGAGCGCCAAAACCAGGGCAGACCATGCAAGACACGGCGCACTAACACGCCGCACCGGTCTGCATACGATACCAGACCGCCCACGTCTGGTAGATCGTACCGGTGCGGGACGCTGGAGGGCGGGCAGTGTGTCCGAAACTGAGCAGATTTGTACACACTCAAACATGAACGACTTTCAACACAAGAATGTGTGCAAAACCATTGACATCAACACAAGAACGTGTTACTATATAGACAACACAAGAACGTGTTACACCACCACAAAACAGGAGGACAAAACCATGATGAACAATAAAGAGATCGATTACACCGCCCGCCCCATTCCGGGGGACTATGAAGGCCGCAGCCATCGCGCGTGTGTATGGTATAACAGAGCCCGCGCCGCGTTTGACCTTGCCACGCTTGACACACTGACAACCGCCGCAGATAAAGCCGCCGATCGTGTGCCCACTGAGGCATACGAAAAAGCAAGAAAGCTCCTTGACAGCGTGCAGCGTTGGGGGCTTGCAGATGCAAGAGCGTGGGAGCTTGACAACGACAGCCGCTATTATAAATTCCGAGTGGCTCAAAACCCGACAGGCTCAGCTTGCAAAACGGCGTGTAAAGCTTGATAAAGAACTTAAAAAATACGGTTTGCAGATTGACAGTTACGGCTTGTATCCTTGCATCCGAGAAATCACAAAGCCGGGTACTGATATGAATTTATTGTACTGGTTTTAATGGAGGGTATAAATATGAACAAGCTTGTTTTTGAAGTGAACAACGGCGAAACGTTGGAACTTGTGCAGCGGGAGGATAACGGAACGACCCTTATTTGCTCCCTTGATGCGCCGGACAATGAAGCATATATAAACGCTGGCGACTTTGTGCAGCTGATTAACCTTTATCGCTACTGCAAGCGGTACGATATTAAGAACGATTGGATTAACCCCAACGGCAAAAACACGGAGGTATAAACCATGACAAGGACAGACGAAATAAACGCTGAAATCAGAAATCAGGCCGTGCGCCTGTACCCAAAATGCGCCGGGCTTTTTGAGCTGCCATTGATGGTATACACTCAGATTGTAACTGATAACCTCATGAGGTCAAAGCCCTATCGCTTGAGCGTTGAACGGTGCAAAAAAATTATTTTGGCTATGCCGGAATTTGACTAAAAAGGGGCGCAAACGATGATTACTCTTGACTTTTCCCAGTGGGCAGCCCTCTGGTATGTGGGCGGCATGATCAGCGGTGCATTGGTTATGCTGGCGTTTCTTAACAGCTAATAAGGAGGGGCAAAAATGACAATTGATATTTATAAGCCGGAGCTTGCTACAGAGTATCGTGGTAACGTAAAAGCCGCTATCCGTGCCGGTGCTTATAGTGTATGGGACGCGGAACGCATTACAGGCGCTTTTAATTTTGGGCACGGCACACAAGCTGATTTTGAACGGCACAAAAAAGCAAATTCTGCCTTGCATCTTTTTATGGAGGTATAAAAATGTCTGATTTTGAAAAAAGGGTAAATGAATACAGGGAAAACAAGCGGCTAATTGAAGAGCTTGAAGCAATGAACGACGCTGTAAAGGCTGAAATAATTGATATGATGCACGGCGCGCCCGAAATGGTGCAGGGCACGGCAAAGGCCATTTATAAGGACGTGCAGAGCGTCCGATTAGATAGCAAGCTTTTGAAGACGCTGCATCCTGATGTGTATGCAGAATGCAGCAGCAAAACCACCTACAAGCGTTTTAGCGTGGTATAAGGGGGTGCAAGCTGTGATATTATCCGCACTTCTGTTTTTCTTCTGGTTTTTTTCGGCGCTGTTTAAAGCGAGCAAATGACCAGATCGGACACTTTAGCGGGGCTACACCGTAAAGCAACCCCGCCCCATTACCCAAAAGGGCAAAAATATTTTTGCAAGTCCTGTTTTTGGGGCCTGTGATATGATATACTGTAAAAAAGGGCAAAAAGCCCAGAAAGCGAGTGTCATTATGAAAACCTATACAGAGCACGAAATCAACGGCCTTAGCATTTATGTGGATGACGAAACCGGAAAAGTACATCACGCCGTAAATTGGGATAGCGCAAATCAAACAACGCTTTATCCATACGCCTATAACACCCGCTCCCGTGTGTGGGATAATGTCAGCGGAGATTATACGCTGGCAGGATTGAAGCGCACAAAGCGTATGATTGAATGGCACTAATAAAATTCTCAACCCCCGCCCACGCTGGCGGGGCTTTTCTTTTGCCTTGCATCGACACGGTGCAGGGCTTTTATTTTGCCCTGCTACAATAAAGCCACGCACAAGCGTTTACAGTGGCTTTTCTGCCGTCCATGCAAATTTATACCGCCAACGCTACAAAACAGCGCACAGGGCTTTACAGGTGCGTTTCCGGCAATTTGACCCATTCCACCGCATACAATACCAGACCGGCAAAAGCGGATATAACACCGCCTGCGCCGCGCTGGAGCACATCACAGCGCCGCAACACCTCCAGCGCATACCAGATACCACCACCGCACCGGGACGCTGTACAGGTCAGCGCAGCCGCCCTATTATAATAATGTATATACAGGGGTGCGCCCTGTTATGGGTCAATGCCAGACGGTGCAGCATATCACAGATCATGCCAGCCCGGCGGGGTCAGCGCTTCCACCTGTACCGGGTCAGCCCGGCACCATCCACCCGGCGGGACAGTCCAGCAGCAAGAGCGCGGCGGGCGGCGCAGAACTATTGGCGGCTACCGCCGCAGCTCTTTTTCGGGCTTTCGCCCGATAGCTAATAGAGGTCAGCAATAGTCGCAGCGGATAGTCGTAGAATAATAGCCGTAGCGTTTTCTTGCGAACCATCGTCAAATAGTCGTGTATTTTTTGTGTGAAATAGTCGTTTGCCTTTTAGGAAAAGAGAGGTGCGATAGTCGCTAAGCCATCCGACCACCCCCAAAATCAATATCTGTCAAGACACCTGTCAATTTTATTCTTCCATAGACATACCAAATTCGTATGCCAACAGTACTTATTATAATATACGCTTATATATCCTAGTAACTATCTAGGGATTATTCTGCTGGAATAGTCGTATCATCCGATTTGGTTTGTTTCTGCTCGATTTAATTCCCAGTAACGTGCTATGGTATTTAGCTTAATTCATAGCGTTCTTCTAGGAATAATAAATGCAACATTTCTACATATTCAACTGACTACAAAATGAAGTCAATTCTCCATGTGAAATAGTCGTAGCTTGTGACGGGTCAGATGCCGCTTCCCTTTACAGGTTAGATGCTGATTCCGTTGAAGGTCACCCGGTCGGCGCGGTGCGCCGGACGATAGAGGGTGACGTAACGTAGAGGTCAGATGGACAGTATGCCCATATTCAGCCAATAAAACCTGACGGCAGATGTTGGTCACGGTCTGGCCTGCTGGCTAACGGTGTAGTTTTGGAGATAGAGGGTTGTAGGGGGAAAGAACCTTTACAGACGATTGACCTCTGGTTCACTGTACTGTTGCTTCTCCTGTTCCTTGTCAATCCACATATCAGCAAAGGCCTTCCAGTTTGTTATAGGCTTTCCGGTCTTAGTCATCCAACCTGTTCCCTCATAGTAGTTCATGAACCTGCTGGCAAGCCTATTCTCACATCCAGCATCCAAAAAATACTCGCTCACATCCTCGAAGTCCGGCGTGCTTGCGTTTCCATCGGGCGGGTCGCCCGCTTTCTTAATAACTTTTTTTCTTTTCTTTTCTTCTATATTAAGGAGGTGAACGATTGTTCCCCTCACAGGTGAAGCATCGTTCCCCTCAGAGGTGAATGATTGTTCACCTCCTTTTTCGCTCTTTGAAGATTCTTCCGGCACTTTGACGTATATCTTATCGGGCTTGTTCTTGCCTTCACGCTTGCGCTCGATCAACCCGGCTTCTTCCAGTTCTTTCAGAGACTTCTTAACCCATCGTTCCGTGAATCCAGTATCGGCAGCAAGGTCTTTGATGGGATACACGATGTATACTCGCCCTAGTTGGTCAGCAAACTTTCCGCTTCTGCTTGCCCTCTGTGACGACCTTGCACGATTGAACAGGTAAATGTAAACAATTTTCTCTGTTGGGCTAACGCCAATAGTCGAGAGGAATCGAGGGTAAACCATGTACCCATTGACCTTTGTATCGGCTGTCATGTATTCCATTTTCTCCTCCTGCAATAGTCGTAAACCTCTACATTGCGCTCACAGCCCCGTAGAGCCGTGCCAGAGCTGTTTTCTGTGTTCAGTCGATAAGTTTGTCGTCTGACGCTAAAAGCGTTTGCAGGGCTTCTGTGCGCATATATGCAAAAGGCTGCCATTGCTGACAGCCCATGTGCTCAATCCATCCAAGTATACTCTTGGAACCGTTGAATCTGCTTGTTAAACGTGATGGGAAGGTCGCCTATCTCGCCTTCCTTGTTCTTGCTCAGCCGGAATAGGTACTTGTCGGGGTTATCGCCGGACAGAAGGATGATTGCATCTGCGTCCTGTTCAATCTGTCCGCTTTCTCGCAAGTCGGAGTTAGTAGGCGTTGCTCCGGGCTTAGATGGGTTTCGATTAAGCTGTGCTAGAGCTACCACGACAATGCCTGTGGTCTGCGCCAGCTCGTGTAAGGCAATGGATATGGCTGTAATGGCGGCATATCTGTCCTTTGCGCCCGTTTCGTGAATGAGTTGAAGATAGTCTACGAAAATGACCTGAGCCTTTTTACGGAGAGCCTGAGCCTTCATCCACGCCACGTTCTTTCCAGCAGCAGAGCGGATATATAGGGGCATCTTCATGTTCTCTGCCTGTCCGTCAATCTCATTCAAGCTGACCGCCTTATTTTTCACCGTGTCCAGAGGGCAGTATATTTGATTGGCCATCAGACGTGCGCCCAGCTTGCGTTTGCTGGTTTCCAAGCTGAAATAGTACACGGTGTAGTCCTGTTTTGCCATGCTTGCTGCTATTTGCAGAGACAGGGCTGTCTTGCCCGCAGACGGTCTGCCGCCGATAATGATGAAATCACCCGGAGAAATGTGCAGTGCTTCATCCAGACGCTCTAGGCCTGTCTTGATATACACAGGCTTCTCGTCCATGTGAAGCACATAGTCGTTCAGCACATCCTCGTATGTCCACGCATCTTCTTCCTCAGCTTTCAGGCTCATTGCTTCGCCCATCTGCTGGTAAATGTCTGATAGATCAGAATAGTCGGTAAGCTCGCTGGTCATCTGAAATGCCAGACCTTGCACACGAGTGAGTGCAGCTTGTTCTCTGATAAGCTGTACCCAACGCTGCATCTGCTCCCTGTCAATTCGTACACACTCTGATTCACAGGTTTGTACACACGCCAAGAGCGTCTGCGCTACGTCTGGATGCTGCGTGTTTATCTCGACTATATCTATCTTACCCCTAGCCGTCCAATAGCCCTGAACAGCCGCAAAAGCGTCTCTCAGCTCAGGTCTGAACAAGTCAAGTTCAAGGTCTGGTATGATTTCATCCACAACGCCCGGCTTGCAGAGCATCAGCGCACCGATAAATACCGTTTGAACGTCCATTGTCATAGTCTAGGAAACTCCATCTCCGTACTTTGCTCGTACTGGTCATCCTGTTTCAATGCGTAAATGTCCTGCCATCCGGCATAGATGCTCTGGTCAAGAATGGCTTTCCAGTCGTGCCGATCAAACTTTTCTAGCTTGTTGCAGAGCATCTGTTTTGCCCGGTCTGTCATAGGCTTTTTGATTCTTGTACGCATCTGTGCGAACTCTCGCAGGGATTCCAACAGGGCTTTATCGCCATGAGCAAAGTCGGAGAAGATGTCAGGTTTCTTCTTGACTGCACTTTCCGGCAAGGTCTTGACGTTCGTCTGACTGTCAGTTGATACAATGGGCTCATTGCCATCTGACTTTGAACTCATAGATGAGCTGACTTTCATCTCATTTATGACATGAGGATGAGCTGACTTTCGTGTAGACCATCCTTTTGACGCAATATCGCTTCTTTTCCGCTCTTTATCGAGCAGATGTTTAATCAAAATGAAACAAGATTCTGCTTTTTTTAAGTTCAAAGTTGCGTCTTTTTCTTCAAAAACGTATGCACAGATTGCATCGTAGAGTTCTAATTTCTCTTTACTTTTCAGTGTGGAGATGGCTTCAAAGTAGTATCGTTGGAATGTAAAGCTGTCTCGTCTTTTGTCCATACTCAATCCTCTTTGTAGCGTTTGTTCCATGCTTCGATGGCTTTTTTCTTGCCAAATGTTGCAGAAGTGCTCACCCCGCATTTCCCGCAGACTACCCAACTAGCCATGTCAACGTTAAGTGGATGAATCACTTTTACAGTCGGTGGTTCCGCACCGCAGAACGGACATCTCTTGAGTTCTGTCACTTTCTAAACCCCTCTCTTGTTCTCGTGATTCGCTTATGTGCCTTGACAGGCCTTGTGCCTTTGCCGTACGCTGGGCGGATATGCTTCGTCTTAATGTATCCACAAGGTGGCTTTGGCCCAAAGTCGAAAAGGCTCAAGTCCATAATGATGATGCCAAACTTTTTGTTCGTCATGCTTACTGCTCCTTACGCATACCATTTCGGAGCTTCGTTGAAGATTTCCACGCCTTCCGCAAAGCCCAGCTTTTCTAAGGTTTCACACATAATACCATCCATCATGCTATGAACAATTTCCTCGTCATCTCCGTACTTTTGGTACGCTTCCCGCATTGCTGCCGTAAACGTTGCAATCATATCTTGCGTAATAACGATATTGTTTTCCATAAGCCCTCCTATACCATCGGAAACGCCATCCAATGCGTCACAGTCACACCTTCTGGCAGTCTCTCGCCTATCTCGTCCCAGAACTGACCGTCTGCGTAACATCCAAGAAAGTACGCTGTCGGCGAGAATCCTTGCAACATTTTTCTATCTTTATCACGCCACGTTGCCTTAGTCGCAAGCAACAAAGGCTGCGCCCGCTCTCGTGGCGGTTCGCTTGCCGGATGCCAAAGTGTGTTACTCATAACTTGTTCTTCATCAAAGAACCACAGTTCGGGCAGTAATTCCAACGTGTATGATGATTTTTTGTGGCATCTGCTACACTCGAATCTTGTGAACGTATCGTCCTGCACAATCCATTCAGCGGTACGCTCTAAGGCTGTTGGGGCATCTTCCACAACGTCAATGGCATCGCCAATACCGCAAGCACGGCATCTAACTCCATTGTAGTTCTCGCAGCCATCGCAATACGATTTTTTGATTTTTTCAATAAGTGCGTTTCGTTCAAGGTATTCTGGATAATTAGCCATTGTCTTTCACCTCGATTGTTGGTGCAGTGTCGATGTAGTCAAGCACATCGTCTAGCGCATAGCCCATGTAGGCGTACTCGACAGTAAACTCTTGCTCTAATTCCTGCATCCATTCTTCAATGCGCTTTCGCAGTGCATTGGCATCAATCGGCCTGGTTCCCATTTCCTTTTCTCCTTTTAATCTCCATCCCACACGCCGTCAGGACGCATTTTCGCGAATGCAAGCAAACCGTACAAGGCGCGTTTGGCGTTGCCCTCTGTGCCGTGCCAGTAGTCACTATCGTCCACATCATCACCCAAAGCAGCAATAGCCTTTTCCAGAATCGGGATGCTCTCTGCACCTGTTTTGCCATAGATGGAGCGGATGCCCTTGCTACCCAACACATCATCACGACGAAACTGCTTTCCATAATTATAGGTGATATTAAGCCACAGTTCCTTTGTTCCCCCAATGGAACGAGTACCACCAGCAACAAAGTGCGTATCATCCACTTCAAGCGTTTCGTGCGTTACGGGGTCGCACAGCGAAATATCATAGCTCATCTTTCTTCTCCCATTCCTTGCATCCGCGTTCATCCCACACGAAGTCTGCAACGTGTTCTGACTGGTCGTTCACGCACACGCCCTCCGGCTCTGCGTACCATTTGCAAGAGCCACAGGACGGCTCGGATTTGTTCTTACAGAATTTTGCCGTGCATCTGATGGACTTGCCAGCGGAGAACTGCTTGATGCCCATGCAAGAGCAATGTTCGGTGGTGCAGTAAATCATTCCTGCTTCCTCCAACCGATAAACTCACACAGCCCGATGGTCTGCGCGTCGCATCTGTGCGTATATTTGACTGTCGGAAGGCTAAAACCCATTAAATTGTTGCAAATAGTCTCAAGCCCAAAAAGTTCGTCAAACGCATTGTCAGGAATTTTCGCATCTTCGGCGTTGTAAATAACCATGCCACACTGTTTGCAACGCCACATAGAACATCTCGTCATTTTCTTTGCCCTCTCTTTCCCCCATTAAACCGTCCGATCACTCGCTTATACTCCTCATAGCATTCTGGGCACAGGTCGCCTGTGTCTCTGCGCCACGCCCAGTCTTTGAAGTATTCGTCAGGGTTCATCATTCTACAGCCAAGAACCGCTCCGCAGCGGTCGCATACTCGCTTGTGGTAGATTCCTCTGTCGGTCTGCATTAGCGCTCCTTTTCATCAAATTTCTTCTGCATCTTAGCTCTCAGCGCTTCGATACGTTCCTTGTTGTCAGTGATAATCTCATACTTGTCGCCAGACCAGCCAAGCGGAACATCTTCCGTGTATTCGATATAGATTTTTTCTGGGTGCGTAGGTGGCTCATAGGGGAACGTCACGTTTTTGCGAAAGCGGCTACTTGCAAACCACGTAAGGCCACCATTGTCGGAATAAGCGATTGCGTCAATGTCATGTACTTCAATCGTGTTACCTTGTGCATCAGTGGTCTTGAATACGCTTGAGCATCGTTTATTTTGGAAGTATCTTTGCCCCATTTCGTTCGACACATTAATCCATTCATCATCTTCGCCAGTCAGCGGAGTAATCGGCTTGAAGCACAAAAGCCGCTCCAGAATAGACATTGCATATCCAGCGGTAAATCCACTATGGCCTTGACTTGCAAAAAGTTCAATAATGTCAAGGATATTCTTATTGATTGCATTCTGCAACCCGTCTCCGTCTTTCGTAATACGTGCAAGTTCTGATTTTGCATATTCTACGGAATTGCTCATTTTATTTTTCCTCCCCAGCATCCTTAAACAGGATTTCTTTGTCGGCTTTCCAGTCTTTGATTTTGCACGGAATGTCCGTGCCGGGCACGGTCTTTTTCAGCCCATCCATCTGCCAGACGTTCCATGAGATGATAGCAGCCATGTTGCGAATTTTCCCAGCGTCAGGCTCTATGCCGAACAGCCACTTAAAGTTCTCTCGCCATGTCAGGAGCATATTTGCTCTTGCAAGCAACAGGCTGTCACCCTGCCACTTATAGCCGTATGTAGTCGTCGCTGCGTCCTCTGCCACATCGTGCCATGTCCAGACATTCCAATCAAACCAGTTGTTTACACATTTCAGTTTGCGGTCAAACAGTCCTTTCCGCCTTAGTACTGGAATCTTTTTGCCTGTTACCGTGTCGTATCGGTTCACAAGGAATGGTGCTTCTCCGCAGGTGATTTCAAGGACTGTCGAATGGATGTACTTGATAGGCTCTTTCTTCATATCGGGCATCGCACCGTTTTCTTCGCCCATGTCTATCATCTTTTCGCAGACCCAAGAAGGAGTGAAAACCTCTGCTTTTGCTTTGGTTCTCTTCTTCTGCTCATCCAGACGCTTGAGAACTCGTGGCACTGGCGGGCATTTCTTGATTTGTTCTAACGTAATTTCACCCAAAAAGCTCAGCACCCAGTTCAAGCGGTGGCTCTGTCGCCCAGATGATGTTTTTGCCGGTCGTACGGTCTTTCAGCAAAATAAACAGCGCCGCTGACAGAATCGGGTCGGAGAAATCAACCAACCGTTGTTTCATTTTCCGTTACCTCTCTGTACTCCACGTCAATCCCTTTCGGCAAAGCCGTTTGGTACTTCTGGGCAAGCTGTTCTGCACTCTGGGCATCGCCCAACGGCTGTTCAGGCGGTGCAATGGTGACTTCCACGTTGTCACGCATACCAAAGTAGTTCTTGGCTCGGAAAATCCACTCTGCCGGGTTCTCCTGACCATACATACCGTTGTATGCCCACATGGACTGCATTTGCAGAATCAGCTTCAGGATGTACTTCTGCTGCAAACTGTCGTCACGGCGCTTTCCTGTCATAATCTGTCTAAGGCTAGGCCATTCGATGCCCAGCACCAACGCAATCCATTCCACCACAGGGGAGATTCTGGCTTCGATGCAAGCATCAAAGAAGAAGTCAAGGCGTTGCTGCACTTCAATGGGGTTGTTCATGTCCACGCTCGGAAGGTCGCCAAAATACTTTGCGGCAATCATGCCGATAACCTTCTTGTCTTCTTCATCGCCGATTCTTGACTGCAAATCGCCTGTGTTCAGCATCTTAGACCTCGTAATCGCTAACTCCTGTTGTTCTTTCACCTTTTTACTCACCTGTGATCGGATAGATTTCCGCTTGTTAAGCATCTGTTGTTTTTTCTTCTCACGCTCTTTTTCACGCTTCGCAGCGGCTTGCTCTTTTGCCTTTTGCGCCCGCTTCTCACGCTTTTTCTTTTCCGCTTCGGTCAGCGGCGGTCTGCCACGACCACGCTTTGGGGGTGTTGTCATGTGTCAGACCTCCTTGATGCGCTTCCAAACAGGGTATGCGTATGGATGCTTTGCAACGACATTCCACAACCACTTATATGGATAACCCACGCAATCGGACTTTGTGATCGCCCCAGCAATCGCCATCACATAGCCGTTTTCATCTGCATCTTCTTTCTTAGGCGGCTGCTCGAATGTGCTTCTCCACAAGCCCTCAAACCCGACTTCGCTATAAGAGCAGGTTTCGAAATAATGTGTAGCCATCCCAAGTTCTTGCTCAATATCGCTGAGAATGCTGTTATCATCCTCGTCTGTTTCGGTTTCAAGAACAAGGTAAATCCGCTTTTTCACACTCTCACCTCTTCATTTTCGTTTCGATTTTATCCAGCTCGGTTGCAATCCACCAGATGGAGCAGCAGTTGTCTAACTGCCGCCACCAAGCGCACTTTTCTTTCTCGCAGACGCACAGATTAAGCGGATTGCTGGTCAGCTTCATCGGGCAGTAAAGTTCGTTGTCCATCAGTACTCCTTTTCGATATGAACCCTTGCAATGCCGACCATTGTATCATCATGGCATTCCATAATCCTACCGTGACGGAGCGACACACAGTTATATGTAGTGCCACCGTAAAAGCCGGAATTGTCAGTAACCTCGCTTGTCTTCATAAGAAGTTCGCCGTTGTAGTAAAACGGCTCTCCTTCTTTTAGCGAATCAAAACGAACTCTCTTCTTGTCACGCTCTTCACGAATTTCCATACTTACCTCCACCCCATCACAACAGCCGTACAAACGGCCAGACATACGTTGACGAACGTCCAGACGAGCATTGCCTGCCGCTTTTCAAACAGGCTGTCTGTCATGTCTTTGATTGTCCGTTCGGACTGAACTACTACCGCCAGCAGGACTAGGCAGACCAGCCAGCGAGTTGCAAATTCAAACATTGTTAGCTCCACCTTTCCCTCAGCTCTTTTTCGACCTGTTCTGATTTTGCGGTGATGTAATCCGCAAACTCGTCAGGGGTCATATTCTCGTTTTTGAACTGCCCAACCATCTCCCAGTACCTGTCACCAATGCGGATGATTTTCTGCACCTGTTCATCGGTTAGGTCTGCATCGCACCGAAGGTTCTGGATCAGTGCGCCCCATGTGGCGGCGATGCCATCCAGAGCCATGCGGAAGCCGTACAACTGGTTCTGCCGTGCGATTTTGCGGAGGTTTGTTGGCTTGACTTGTTTGCCACACAGAGGGCAGTTTCCGAATTTATTCATCTGATTGCTCACTTCTGTTCTCCTTTCAGCCAGTCGTTCAGCTTTGCCATGCAATAGGGGCAAAGGCAAATCGGCGGGTATCCCTCAAACGATGGGTAAACCAAATTTTTGCTTTCGTTTACAAGCGTCTTTTGGATAGAATTTCCGCAAAGGGAATTGTCGTAGTATTCAAACGCTTCTCCGCATCTATCGCATTTCATGCTCTTTCTCCAATCTCTTTAGCAGCCCATCCACGTCATACCGCCAATGGACACGCAACCTTTTTGCTTTGACCTCTATCCCCTCTTGCTCTGCCCACTGCCAAGGGATGCTCTTGCGGCTCTCGTTGTAACGGAACGCCAGAACCTTATTGGCAGGGATTGCAAAGGTGCGGTTGACCGCCCGGTAATTGACTATCACATGGGCGGTCTGACCGCTGTACCCCATTGCATCCACCATGTCCGTGATGTGCTTTTCCTTACGGTATTTGCACTTTGCCTTGTCGTACTTGCCGAACACCTTTTCCAGAGGGATAGAGGGCGTTTCAATGGTTTTCAGCTCAAACAGGTGGTTCATCGGGTAACGGTACACAAGGAAGTCGCAGATGTTGTCGATGGAGAAGGACAGGTTCTCGTTGCCGCCGTAGTAGGTGGCGGCACTGTCTTTCAGGCGGTAGCACCACGCATCGTGTGGAACGGATGTCTTGAAGTCTGCTTCAAACTGCTTGCCGGTGTTCATGTGTAAAGTTCCTCCACATAAAACCAGGATTGCGGTGGCCGCTCAATATCTACAGGCTCATAGCCAAATTTCGTTGCCCGCAGCCTTGTAAAATCGCTCAACGGTCGTGGGCGGTCGTAAATTTTCAAGTTGGAAATGTGCCAGCCGTAGCCGCCACGGCCTTTGAGATATTTTTCGGCGGTTTCTTCGCTCAGGCAAGCCGCTTTGAGCAGGTCAGTCGCAGGCTTATACTGCAATTCTAGCCCCGGCCCAATAATGTGTAGCTTGGGCAAAGCCCCGCTTCCCGTCGACCTTACATGGCAGATGACCGTAGTATTACAGCAAGTAAACTCGCCGATGACCTTTCCGTCAGCCGACATGAGGCCACTTTTTTTCACACCGGGAATATCGACAAAGTGTGTACTCTTGGTGCAGTAGATATAGCACTTAAACGGCTTTTTCAGATTTGGCTCTGTTTTGCGGATTTCCACGGTCTTCTGCCCACCTGCAATTTTGTTACACCACTCTGGGCGAATGCTAATAAGTACGGCTTTGCTCATCCTCGTTCACCTCTAAATTCACTTCCGAGAAACCGCTTCTTGCCGCGTTCCCGGTGCTTGTCCTCGTAGTTACGGTGGTACACGCTCTAGCTGTGGTTTAGCTCATACACAAATGCCTTGCGTTCCTCGAAGTCTTTTTTCTCTGCCTTGTACTTCTCGCAAGTGTCGTGGCAAGCTGTGCAGCGTGATGTGCAGTTGAGACAACAGGTAATCATTTTTCGCCAAATCTCCTTTTTGTTACAGCTACGCAGAAACTTTCGATTTCGCTTGCCCATCGTGCTGTTCCCTCGCCGTATGCTCTTTGCCATACTAGAGGGAAACCGCCCAGGCCATCAAACAGACTGCCCAGCGTAGGCTTTTCTTTCAGGTAAGGACGCATCCTTTGCATTAGCCAGAACCACTGCGGCAAAGCGATTGAGTTGCCCAGAGCCTTGTATCGTGGGCTGTCAGCGTATTTGTGCTTCTTTCCTTTGCTGTCCGTCCAGTCACCAATGTTGGTGTAATTGTCAGGAAATCCTTGCAACCGTTCGCATTCAACAGGGGTCAAGCGGCGGATAATCCAACGGATTGCTTTCTCTGCAATCAGACACTCGCTGCCATTGCCGATGTTTCCCGCTTTCGCTTTCAAGGTTGAGCATTTGTCGCTTTCCTTGTAGTGACTGAAAGACTGTTCGTTAAAGGTCTTGCGTCCGATAGCAATAGCCGTGTAGTCTGTAATTCTGTTTTCGTGGTCGCCTGTTATGGTTGGACAAGTTCTGCCATCGCCGTTTCCCCTTGCGTCATAGATAACTTTTTCGCTTGTTCGATCACATCCAGAATGGCTTGCCTGAGAATGTCCGGGAGTGGCTTCCCACGCCTTGATGCTCTCGTCAGGATTCCCTGACAGGCTCGTGCGCTCAAATAGTATTTCTGTGGCACGTTGTCCTCTAAAATCCACGACAAGAGCGATTCTCTTTCGGCGTTGGGGAACTCCCCAATATTGAGCGTCAAGCTGTCGCCAAGCCAGAGACCATCCGTTTCCGACGATTGCTCCGGCTTTGCTCCATCTGCCCCCCCTACCCGAAGGTCGAGGAATTGAAACGTCTGGCTGTTCCACGCGGGCAAGTTCTTCCAGGACTGCTCTGAAGTCTTCTCCTCCGTTGGAACTGAATGCTCCGGGCACGTTCTCCCAAATAGCGAAAGTTGGATACATTCCATTGGTGGCTGTCCTCATTTCCTTAATGATTCTTGCGGCATCCAAAAACAACACGGAACGGTCGTCGTCAAATCCAAGCCTTTTCCCCGCCATAGACAAGCCCTGGCATGGACTGCCAAACGTGATACAATCCACAGGCTCTATCTGGTCGCCGTGAATCTTTGTAATGTCGCCCAAGTGCTTCATATTTCCAAACGCCCGTCCAGCCAGATAGCACAGCTCTTATATAAGGTATGCGGTCAAGACGAAGGAACTTCTTCGCAGATGGTTTCGAGTTCTTCAACATCTGCTGGCTCAAAAACAAGAGATGCGCCTTCGCATTCATATTTCTTTGCTTCCCAGTCCACTTTGAATTTTTCAAAATCGTTCTTGTATCGAGGGAACGGATGCGTTTGCTCTGCGTAATAAACGCCCATCATAACTTTTTCATCATCTTCTGGCTTCCAGCTTTCGAGATGATAACTTTCGTGGTTGTCATACTCCCAAAGGGACAGTTCAACAATCAATCCAGAAAAAGCATCGTACATCTGTTGGAGACTTTCAAAATCCCGATAAACCAGCCCTTGCCCCTTGTGGGATTCTTTGATTTGTTCGATGCTTTTCCCGCCAGTTTTCAGGCGGCATCGAACTACTTTCGGACGGTAAAACATAGCGTTCCTTTCTCGCCTTTTGTTCCGGTAGCGTAACCGTTAGTTAAAAGGGAGCGAACCGTCGTCCTCAATCACGGAAAAGTCATCGTTCACACCCTGCGAGTAGCCGGAGCCAGACCCACCAGACAGCGTTTTCTTCGGTCTGACTTCATAATCGCCGGAACGAATCTTGTCCACGCTGGTAAAGCGGTCAACAACGAGCTTGGTCTTGACGTTGCCATCGTTGCCCATGTACTCTTCCTCACGGAGAACCACGCCGACCAGCTTGCCACGTAGGGTCTTTTCATCGTTGTTGAACTTGTAGCCGGGATTGGACTGCTCCACAGCGGTGATAAAGCCCTTGAAGAAGGGCAGCGCCTTTTCCTTGTAGCTCTTGATGGTCTTGCCGCCCCATGCCCATTCGCCCGGATTTAGCTTGCCGCGCTCGATAAGGGAAGCGGTCTGCTCACGCCAGTAACCTTTGAACTCGCCATCTGCAACTTCCCATTCGATGTTCAGGCGCTCCTTTGCGGGTTCGTCCGTTGCCTTGCAGATACCGGCAACATAGCCGCCAACAGGCAGGTCACGGCGTTCGGTTGCTTCCTGTACGTCATTCCAGTTGATGTTCTTCATCTGTTACTCTCCTTTGTTATCCGGCTGAACCGGGATGTTGTAATACTCACGGATGGTCTTGTCTACGGCGGCGAGGTCGTTCTCGATCAGCGCATCGTTGAACATCCCAAGGGGGGTTTTCACGGTGTCCATCCCATCATTGCGAGTGCTGAACAGGTATCGCCCATCCTGCACAACGGTTTTCAAAACGATGGTGAAGTATCCTTCCACGCATACCTTTTCGTCCAGCAGCTTGCCGATGGTCTTAAACTTCTCGCCACCGTCTCCGTCACGCTCGCTGTGCCCGAAAAAGTAGACCACTACATCGTCCGGCAGTTCCTTTGCCCGCATCAGCAGAGCGTTGAAGTTAGCTGCCATGTCGGTAAACTTCTGGTATCCGGCGACCTTTGCGTTCCGCATGAACTCGCCAGTCATAAGGTAGGTGGCATCGTCAATGACGATGGACTTACGCTTGGTGCTGTGGATTGCGGCATCAATCTTGCCGTAGTCGTTGGTGATATAGGTTTTCATGTTGCTGCGGAACGGAAGCGGCTTGCCAAGCACGTTTATGACTGCAACCTGTTCCGGGTCAAAGTTCCGAAGCGAAGCGGACTTGCCGCTTCCGGAGTGACCGTAAACCATTACTAATACTGCCATTTTTCTTCCCTTTCTTCGGCTTCATTAGGCCTCATTGTTCTTACTTTGGCTTAATACGGCTGTACAGAAATCAACCAGCCATCAGCTCTGCTAACTGCGCACGGAGGTCTTTCAGCTCCGCTTCCCTGTCATCAATCTCGGACTGCAAGTCCTCAATCGCTGCCAGCCGGTCAGCTTCCTTAGCTTCCGCTATCTGCTCGTTGGTCATGAAGTACACGCCGTCCTCCGGCTCTGTCACGCCGCCGAATCTATCTAGGTTCACACTAGTCATTCTTTCTGGGCCGTCCTCTCTGTTTTCTGTGCTCTTGGATTTGAAGAGCTGAGTACCACTGGCTTGTGTCGATTTCAATAGTAGACCACCGGTAATCGCATTCTTTATTCAAGCAGTGCTTTCTACGAATGATACAATCATCCTCGTTCCTTGTGTCTACAGTCGTGACACTTTCCTGTCCGCACATCGGGCATTTCACTGAACATCCCTCCACTCGTTGGTGTGGTGGGCTACACGTCTGATTTTTCGATTTTCACGCTCGATTCTTTCATTCTCAGCGCTAACGCCGATAATAGCGAGAATCAAAGCAGTAAAAAGCATAGACACGGACAGCAGCGTATATCCAAGCATCCCCCAGCCATTAGAAGCGCCATTGATGGCATTTCCACATCCAAGTGCTGCAACGGCGATGGATATGCTTATAAAGCACAATACAGTGCCTTTAACAGTTTTCATTTCTCTTCACCTCTTTTAAGACAATATCAAACCCGTTTGGCTTGTTTTCGCTAATGACAATCTTTGCATTCATGGCCTTTGCAATTTTTAGAAGCGTATCGACCCGAACGGAGCTTTTCTGCTTCTTTCGTTTGCCCAAGATGCTGTAAATCGTCGGCCTTGATACTCCCGATCTACGGCTAAGGTCGTTGATGTTGAAGTACCTGGCTTTCATTGCATCTTCCAGCGTCATACCTTTTTACCAACGCCGAAAATCCAGATGGTGGCCATCAGAGCGCTGATTCCGATAATGTACCAGGTCATTTTAGCTCCGACCAGAAGCTCGATATGATGCACCAGCCAGAAGTTTAGCAGGAACGCTGCTAGAACCAATGCCATGACAATGCCCCAAATCAGGGCAATTTCTACGAATGCTTTCATTCTTGTCCTTTCTTTTATGAATGTGTCCCAGCCGGTCTTTCTCCCGGCTGTGCCAGCGGATTTCCCGCTTGCCGTAGTATTTACCGTTCATCAGGGGCCTTCACCTTTCCCTGTGCAAGTAAAGTACTGTAATGACCGTAGCTCATGCCGTATCGTTTTGCGGCATCGTTCATCTGTCGCACGGTATACTTTGGAGGCTCGTGCTTTTGAGGTCTCGCACGTTCTGGCTTCTGCATATCCCAAGTAATTTTGAACTCACCAGATGCTTTTAGCTCATTCAGCTCTTTTTGCTTTTTGGCTTTGTACTTTTTGGTCAAAGCCTTGTTTGCATCTGCTGCACATTCAGGGTGATACTTCTGAGACCAGACCTTCCGAACCATTGGCTTCTTGCACCAAGCGCATAAAGCCGGTTCCGGCTTAGCCTTAATTCCTTTCTTTATGAGAGCCTGCCGTTCTCTGCGAACAATGATTTTACATTCTTCACAGTATTTCTTGCACGGATTTACAAGGCCAAGAAAGACACCGCAGCGCTCACAGTACTTTTCTTCCACGCTGCATCTCCTCTTTCAGTCTGGCTTCCCGGTTATGCCTTTCAAAGCACTGGTTCAGCATCTTTTCCATCCAAAGAAACTTGTTGGCATCGTTTCGGGATGCGCCAGCTGCCATTGCCAGCTTTAATCTGCGCTTGCGGCTTTGCGCTTTGCGAAATTTCATCACCAGCATTCACCAGCCTTATCTGTGATAAACTTCGGGACTTCCTTGCCTGTGGCAATGCACAGCGCAACCAGCTTTTCGACCCAGATGTTAAACAAGTTTTCTTTTGGCATATAGCACTGGCCAACAGAAGGCTCCTTAAAGCTTTTCCAGATCGTCAGGCCAACAGCGCCATCCGTGACCGTCCAGATCATACTGTAGCCTTCATTGCACAGGTTGTACAAAATGTCTTGTGCTCTGCTTTTGGCTTCGTGGACTTCAAAGAGATCCCAGCTCTTTTTGCTTTCCTCGTAGGCCTTTATCGCCTCGTCAATGTCGTGGTGCGCTTCTTCCGGGTGCTCAAGGTCAACCTCAACCTTTAAGGTGATGAACCGTTTCATACCACTCATTTCCCCTTTCTTTCCTTCAACAGCTCTTCCAGAGCTTCTTTCACCTTAGCTTCCGCATTTTTAGGCTCACGCTTACCGTTCAGGATTTTTCCCAAGTATTCCGGTGCGCATCCCATTTTTGCAGCAAGCTCTCTGATTTCGATGCTGTTAACGTGAAGCGTTCCCACAACATCGCCTGTCCACTTAGGAAGCAAATTTTTTCTCCTTTCTTGTTCTAGTACTTGAACTTTTTGAAAGAATATGATAATATTATGGTGTCAAGCAAAAACATTATCGAACGTTCTTCTATTTGTTCAAAGTCTTTAATTTGTTCTACCGATTGAACCCGGTAGCCTTATTAAAGCACAAGTAGTAGAACTTTTCAAGTGTTTTTGTTCAAGTGGCAGAACTTTGTCATCTTATACAAACGCTGGAGGTATGTTTTGTGTTTTTTGACAATTTCGTAAGGCTATGTGAGCAAAAAGGAGTAAAGCCATCTCGTGCTTTGATTGAAGCTGGCGTTCCGAAATCTGCTTATAGCTATTGGAGAACCGAAGCAAATGCAGGGAACGATGCAAAGCCGACCAATCAAAATGCCGTTAAGCTGGCACAGTATTTCAATGTTACGGTTGACTACCTTCTCACTGGCAACCAAAAAGAAAACCCGCCCCAGCAGCCGCAAAGTGAAGTTGATGCAGCAGTGGAGCGGATTAGAAGAAAACTTGAATCTATGCCAAAAGGACAGCGTGAAGCTCTGATGAACCTGATCGAGAAGATGTAACGTTCACGCCCGGTAAAATAAAAGAACCCCTTGTGCCGGGCTGGTATAGCTCTGCGCAAGGGGTTTTCTGTTATTCCAGGTCTAGGGCTTGCTCCGCTGCCGGAATCTTATCAGGGTGTTCCAACAGCCATGCGATAAACCTGTCAATCTTAGCTCTTTCTTGTTCGCTCATTGCAGCATATCCTCCCGATCAGTAAATACGAATGTTCATTTGACACGATTATACATCTTTCAGTTGTATAGTCAATGCAGTTTGAACAACTTCGTAAAAATCGAACGTTTTCTTCACATCCGTTACTTTGCATCGGGGAAGCCAAAAATTGCAATGACAATGATTAAGAGCCACATTAAGTTTAAGTTACCCTTTGCTTTGTAGCATTCCGTTGAGTATGGAACGAAAAGGGTTATCCGGTAAATCGTTTAGCACATCTGCTTTGACGAGAGCGTTTGTGCTGATGCTGTGCGAAACATTGTTTAGCTGCACAATGGCATCGTCTAAGTCTTTTACGGTTGCCCCACGCCGTTCCATTGACTGGAGGAAAGTTTTAACTTCTTCAAGAACGACAGGGTTCTCGGCTTTATAGAATCCATTCGTAAAGTCCATCTTCTTCTCCTTTCACAGTTCCACAAGCTGTCCGTCAATGCGTTCGATGTTATCTGCCGGGTCGCGTCCATCGTCTAAGGCGGCTACGGCACGTTCTAGGATGCCTTTCGCTTCGAGGTAAGCATCTTTATCAGCTTCGTACCCAGAAAGGCTCAGGACAAGCTCCAGCGTCCGTCTACGAGCGTATGGAATAATCAGAGCATCTACGGTTCGGTTCATTAACTTTCCTCCCACGGTTCAGGTGTGTGTGGTTGACCATCGGGAACGCTGGCAGGCATTCCGTCGATGATCGGCATACGTTCATGGTTCCAGATTACAGTTTCTTTCATTTTGTGTTTCCTTTCTATTTGGAATTTTTTGACAATACAGTTATAACACAGGCTGCTGTTGGTTCTCCATAGCAGCTTTTTCCATTTTTTGGCTTGTCGAATCCAGCAGTTTTGCCGGATTTTGTTGAAAGGGTGAGAATTTGTGGATGAATATTTAGTAAGAACAGCCAAAGCATTAGAGATAGCTCGAATGCGTTCCGGCTTGAGCCAGCAGAAGTTGGCCGCAAAAATGGGCGTGAATCGTGGCACGATAGCAAATTGGGAGCAAGGTCTGGCAGCCATCTCCCTGCCGATGGCTATGCGCTGGTTCACCTGCTGCGGCGTATCGGTGGCTCGATACATGGACGCTTGCATTCATCCGGGATTGCTGGAACATCTGGAGGACGACATTTCCGACATGGAAAAGCGTCAGATTCTCATAGATGCCATGATGGAGTGTTCTTCCTACGAGATAGATGCCTTGTTGTATATGCGGTACGGAGATCACGGTTCAGACCATATCGGTGTACTGACGGAGATTCTGGCAAACCTTCACACTCCGTTGAAGGACAGGGTCACTGTCTGCCGGATGGTATCGGGCAGCTATGAGATAGCGCAGGCTACCGGAACAGACCCAGACCCGAACGGGACTGCCCCAAAGATGGAGATTCTTTATCAGGCACAAGATGCCGGAACGGAAGCTGCTATGAAGTCCAACGATTCCTATACTGTAAATCCAAATAATATAACTTGCTGATTGTCGAATTATCGCAGTTTTTGAAGAACATTTTGTCCACGTTCATCCATTTCTTGTACACCTATCGGGCAAATTTACCTTGTCATTCCGTCCCCCATAGGCTGTAAATCGACAACATTAGCGCGGAATAAATAACGTATTATCGTTAATCTATTGCTTGCGATTTGTCGGCTTGTCAATCTGTCCCCCATAGCATTGAATTAAAAGTTTTCTCATCCACTTTTTGTACACTTATCCACAATCTGTCCACGTTTGACACGGATAATGGAAGGTTGCTTCATCGCCGATACAGTCTTATTCAGCAATTGACAGCTTGAATTATCAACAAACTGGAATGGAAAAATAAAGAAATTGTTGAAAATTATCGTCATCGACTATTTAACGATGATATTTAACCTCTTGTTTATTTCTTGTTTAATATATAATATGTAGATGGGGGACGAAATGACAAAGCATGGGGGACGTTTTGACAAGTCATGGGGGACAAAATGACGAGGATATGGGGGACAAAAAAACAAGTCATGGGGGACGAAAATAGTTGACACGTCCCCCTACTTGTGGTATACTGTTTTCAGACCATTAAAGGAAGTGAGCAGATGCCAAAAATATCAGACAATAACCTTGTCGAGAAAAGCAAGTCCCTTGTTTGGGCGAAGTTCAGGGACTACACCGCAGGAGAACTTCGGCTGTTGGAGGTTTACCTATCAAGAATAAATCCGAGAGACCCAAGCAGCAGCCGTGTGGAGTTCACTTTGGCGGAATATAGGGAGCTTCTTGGACTGAAAAGCCTTGATGCACGAAGGATTGAGCCGCAGATCAAGCACTTTCTGGGCAATACGGTGTCGATTCCCATTGACAAAGAGAAGGGCACGTTTGAAAGTTTCGTCCTTTTCACAAGGGCAAAACTGGACTATGTGCCAGAAACAAGGTCTTATGTTGTGGCAATCACTTGCAACCCTGACCTTCGCCCTATCTTTTTTGATATTGCCGAAAGCGGGTACGTTCGGTATCGTCTACGTTACACATCACGAATGAAGTCTCAGTACAGCATTCTGCTTTATTCGATTCTTCGGGACTGGATGAACATGGATGGTAAGCCGCATGAAATCAGTTTGAAAAAGCTGAGAGAACAGCTCGGTGCGATGGAAGCAAGCTACGATGTTTACAAGAACCTTCGTAAACGAGTGCTTGATGTTGCAGTGGATGAAATCAATGCTGTGTCTGACATTGTGGTGACCTATGAACCGGTTCTTGTAGCACGAAAGGCTGTGGCGGTCAAGTTCAAGCCCAAAATTAAAGCGTCTGAGACGCTGATTGAAGTTCAGGCAAGCGAAGTATCGGTCGAACCTCAAAAAGACGCCAGAAAGCCCCGTAGGAGCGGATACGAGGACTTTGACTGGTCTGTGTGTGACGAGCTGGAAAAGCAAGACTGCATTGACGTGGCAAAAGTGGTTGAGAAGTGGATGAAGAAAGAGCATCCTGAAATCAAGCTGCCGAGACGCAGAGAAGCGGTTTACGATACGGTGAAGGCGGCGTATAAGGACATCCTATCTTTGAACAGAACGCCGTTCCCGGACAGACCTGTTGGCTATCTGATTAGAAGCGTAGACAAAGCGGGTATCGTAGACAAGTATATGCCAGCGTTTTATTCCATTGAAGCGTTGCAAAAGTAGTCAGATGTAGCACATTAAGCAGAATAGGCAGATAAAGTAGAAAGGAGATAAACATGACCATAGGGGCAATTGAGACTTATATAAAGCAGCAGGATAGCGACAAAATAATATCTTTATGTAACGAAATTTATGAATGGAGAGAAAAAGAAGGGAGATTGTCAATAAAGTCGATTCTTTATGAATTTTCAGTGGAATCTGATTGCCCAGATATAAAACTTTTGGAAAACATGATTGTTGAAGAAGCGCATAAACGGTTTGGAAATATAGTTTTGCTCCTCATGAAAGACGCACCAATGTATTATTTGAAATAATGAAAGAGTGATAAAATGGCAAAAGTTCCCTACTCCGTTTTGAATAAAGCAGAACTTGACCTTGAAAAGAAGTTTGATTATCAGTTTCGGTTCAATCATCATGGAAATCAGGCTTCTGTAAGGGTTTTGCCGCAGAAAAGCTATAGCGAACTAACGCCTGACGAAGCGATTGAAGCCGGGAAAGCTTTGATCGAAGCTGGTAAAGCAGCGAAAGAGTTCGTTTACAACGGATATTTTATAGACTGGGGAGAATAAAAATGGCAAAAATCATAGCTGTTGCCAACCAGAAGGGCGGCACAGGAAAAACCACCACAAGCACCTGTCTGGCTGGTGCGTTGCAGTTGCTTAGCAAGAAAGTCCTGCTGGTGGATTGCGATGCCCAGTGCAACGCAACGGACACCTACGGCGCACAGACAGAGGACGTATGCACCCTGTTTGATGTGATGACCCGGCAAGGAACGGTAGAGGAAGGAATCCAGCACTGCGAAGCTGGCGACATTCTTCCGTCCGACAACGCATTGAAGGACATTGACGAGCAGCTTGTCCGGGACATGGGCAAGAACTTCCGGCTACGAGAAGCCCTTGAAAGCGTGTCTGAGCAGTATGATTACATTGTGCTGGACACTCCCCCGCAGCTTGGTCTTGCGCTTGTGAACGCACTGATCTCCGCCAACAGCATCATCGTTCCCATCACAGCAGACCGTTACGCACTGGCTGGTTTGAGCCAGCTTTCGCAGACCATCGGCGATGTTCGCAGATACTTCAATCCGACTTTGAAGATTGAAGGATTGCTCCTGAACCAGTACAAGAGCCGTGAGAACTTGTCCAAAGAGGTCGTTGAGCAGCTTCCTGTGATTGCACAGAACATGGGGACAACCCTTTTGGACGTGAAGATTAGACCGTCTATGGGCGTTCGTAAGGCGCAGGCAGAGCGGCACAGCCTGTTTAGCGGTGACACGGCAAAGAGCACCAGCGCAGAGGATTTCAAGGCGTTGGCGAAGAAAATTGTAGAGGAGGATAAAAATGGAAAGCTTTGACGTTATTGCAAGCGTTTTGAGACGTTTGAAAAATTATATGAAAACAGACATCGAAGAATTTGAAACATACCGCCATGAAGAGCTTAGGAATAGAAAAGACTTAGGCTTACATGTCCAAACGGAGGAAGAAAAGTGAAATCAACCAGCAAAAAATCCACAGGTTTGCTTGGCGGATTTGATTTCCAGCCTATTTTTTCGGAACAGGCATTAAGCCGAAGTGAGTCAAAGGAAGAAGAAGTAAGCCAAGCAAAGCCGAACGAAGCCGAACAAGCACAGATTAAGCCAAGCGAAGCCACAGACAGCCATGCACAGCCTAATGAAGCGCAGTTAAACAGTATTAAGCCGAAGCAAGCCAAAGGCAGCGAAACACAGCCGAATAACGCCGTAGTAAGAGAAAGCAAGCCAAAGAAGCTGAAACAAGCGAAGGAAGTTCAACGTCTTATCGAACAAGGCGATGTTCCCGGCGCACTAGCCGAAGCTGGCTTGACAAAGAAAAAAATCCCGATGCCGGAATCGCATCAGGGCGTTGCAAGTGGTGATGGCAAGCGTTCAAAGCGCATTACCATCCTTATGAGCGAGGAAGAGCGCAAGTACATCAACCGTGAAGCAAGACGGCACGGAATGACGATTGGACAGTTCGTGTACGCTCTGGCGGTTGCGGCGGCAGAGGGCAAGGTTGAGTTGGAGGATTTCTTGGAGGATTGACGTATGATTGTTTATAGACCTCATCGTGGTTCTTTGGAAGATGCCATGAAAGAAGCAAGAACTTTTCTGAACGAATGGCAAATGAAACAGTATGTTGCAAATAGCTGGAATCTTGCAATCGGAAGAAAAGTACTAGACCCAGAAGATATTATTATCGACAGCGAATCAACGGACGATGACCGTGTCGGTTGGAAAAATGTCCACATGGTTTGTGCGGCTCGAATCGGAAATGAAGATTACATGAAGAAGTACGGCAATCCGCAGTGCATTGGGTATTGTGCTTACGATGTATCAAACGTGCCAATATCAAGCCCGTGGATTTGTGCAAAGAATAGTGTTCCGGGAGATACAGACCCGCGTGTTATCGGATTTGATGAATCTACCTTCGATATTGTTATAGCAAATTACGATGAGCAGTTCAAAGAGTGGCGGGATGACGAGGGCAGAATCCATAACATAACATACTGGATGCCGTTGCCTGAACCGCCTGTGAAATATTGAAACGGTGGACGACAGGGAACAAAAAGTGTTAGGGCACTACGAATTACACTGGTATCTCAATGGGACAAGCGGTAACACATACGAAGGTAAGATGGTCTTTCGAGATAAAGATTGGCGTATAAGATATATGCCGAGCCAATGCGTAAAAACAAACTATTTCTACTTAAAGAAAATAAAAAATGATTTCAATAGCAAAGGAAAAAAAGAGGGAAGTTATAAAAACATTGCGTGGATAAAATTTTCTGAATTGAACTGGTTTGAACGAAGAAAACGTCCAAATTGGTTCAAAGTCCAGTTTCTTTCAAATGGTCTTGATAGTTCAAAAACACAATGGTATACAGTCCACGACTTATCTGACATTGAAGAAAGAAAATATTGGGTTGAAGAAACTCGCCAATACACAATGAAAGAACTTTCAGAGAGAATGCCAGCAGAAGATTTTATCGAGTATATGAAAGACAGAGGAATAACGATAATTCGATAAGCGCAAACACCCCTGCGTAGCCATTAGTGGTTACACAGGGGTGTCGTTTTACTTATCAGCAATGCAATCCCAGTAGAGATACGCCTTGCCGTCCACAGCGTCCGTGTCCTCAAGGAACGCCTTTGCCATGTCAGCGTAGAAGCCCGGAGTGTCAACGGACTGGCGTTTTGCCACCTGACAATAATCCGAGTACATCATGTTCATGACAGCCCAGAAATCGTTCGGGTCACAGGTAATATTGCGCTGTTTGGCAACGTCCTGTGTCTGTTCCAGCGTCCAGTGACAGCCCTTCGTGCCGTCAGCATTTACCATGCTGTCGCACCATTCCTCTGCTTCATCGTGGGTGAGATGCTTGCGCGGCATCTTGATGGAGCGGCTGTCCGCGCCGCCATGCTCATACTGCCCAGACCGTTTATCCCAGTCTCCGTTCTGCGAGAAGCCGATTTGCGGCATTCTTCGCCCATTCTCTACGTCAGGGTAGCGGGGGATAGGGTAGGGGTCGATGTAGCGGTTCTCCTCCTGCGGGTAGTAAGGATAGCGGTCGTTGCCATCTTCCAGCTTGCGCAGACGGCGCTCCATCTCACGCTCCCTGCGGTCACGCTCTTCCTCAAGGCGGTCACGCTCCGGCTCACGGTTTTTGTCGTGTTCACGGAACATCATCATGCGGCGAAAATTAGTCTTGCCCATAATCTATACCTCCTCAAGAAATGGACGCAGGCGCGCCGGCGTGGGAACGGCAGAAGCAGCCAAGATACTTAAACGTGCCGGTGCCGGTCGCAGACGTTGCCACACGGGTAGCGTAACGGGTGCGGGTGTGGATGCTCTCGGCAGTTGCCTGAGCGCAGTTGCAGTCGGTCAGATGGTATGCGGTCGTGCCTGCACCGATGGTAATGACCACAGGGGCGTTGATGGTGGTCGTGTCCGGCAAGCTCTGAGCAACCACGATACAATACTTCTCTCCGTTCTGGTATGCACCGGCAGGGATGTTGATGGTCAGCGTGTCGTTGGCAAACGTGACCGCCTGGCTGATGACCAAGTGCGGGCAGAGTTTGCAGCTTGTTTTGCAAGCCATAATGTTTTCCTCCTAAAAAATCAGGGGCAGAGGTGTCTTACCCCTGCCCCGATGGTTCACCCGGTGTTATCGGGGAGTGTGTAGGTTAGCAGCCGCAGCAGTTCACGCCCACGTTGGGGTTAGCCACCTGATAAGCGGGAATCGGACGAGGATTGACCCGGTTCAGGATGGTATCGGTCTGCTGGGACATCACGGTGGTCAGAAGCGCATTCTGACGATCCTGAGAAGCGGCGAACTTCAGGCTCTGGTTCTCGGCGGTCAGAGTGGCGATCTTATCCTGCGTGAAGTAGTCCATCATGCTGCGGAAGTTGGCGTTGCAGTTGTCCACGATGGCACGGGCGTTGTCTGCGATAGCCTGACGGGTAGCGCAGTCCTGCTGTGCAATGGTGTACTTCAGGTCGCCGATGAGCTGCTTGTTCTCGCAGCAGCAAGACGCAAGCTGCGTGGAAAGTGCGGTCTGGCCAGCCTGCCGCGCGTTGCCCTCCTGCATGATAGCAAGGCTGATGGCGTTGTCGCCGTTGGACACGCTGCGTTCCAGACCGTTTACGAGCTGTGCGTTCTGGTAGCCAAGCTGACAGATGGCGCTGTTCACGCCTGCAAAGCCGTTTGCGATGTTGGTGTTGACGCCGTTCATCTGTGCCAGCTGGTCATAGCCCAGAGAGCAGATACCGCTCTGGATGCCCGCCAGAGAGCGGGAGGTATCCTGCTGGTAGAAGCCCTCAGACAGAGCCGCGCGTGTGTCTGCACCGCCCTGACCGGTTGCGCCGGTGCCGACCAGATAGGGGATATAAGCGCTCATGCCGCTATCACCTCCGCTGTTGCGGCCATAGTTTCCACCCCAGCCCATCAGAATCATGGCAAGGATGACGACAATCCAGATACCCTGATTGCCGCCAAAAAGACCGCCGCCGTTGTTATTGCCGCCGTCCTGCCCAGCCAGATAGCCAGTTGCAAAATCGTCCATAACAAAACTCCTTTCAGTTTTGCGTTATGCTATCCCGCTACCGTGTGTAGCGGGCGAAGCCAAATCAAAGCGGTTTTTGTCAAGTCCGCAAAACTGAGAAGCGTTTCGCTTAAAGGGATGCTGTTATTTAGGCAGCGTCAGGTTCAGGGCACTTGCCAGCTGGTTCAGGTCGATGCCACGCTCTTTGGCGAGGTTCTGCGCCATCGTTCGGAGCTGTGCTTCGTTTTTGCCCTGAATCAGGTTCAAGCCCTGCATGATGGGGGCGCTCTGCCCGCTCAACTGCTGGATAAGACCCATCGGGTTCTGTCCGGCACGAGCCAAATTTGCAAGCTGCATGATGGGGCTGTGCGTAATCACATCAAACGGAGAGGACATTGTTATTCTCCTTTCTTCGTTGTGGCAGTGGGCTTAGAAAAACTCTTCTGCCACTTTTCCAGTTCATCCAGCCGATGCACAAGGGTGTTGTACTGCTCAATAGGCACATATTGCTGTGTCGGTGCAGCGGTCTGCTGTGCTTGTTGTGCTTGCATCTGCCGCCATGCTTCCGGGCTGTAAAACTCCTGTACATAGGATTCGCAGGTGTCCGGGTTGAGACGTTTACAGTAGATCACACCGCTGCGCAAGTCTGGGCAGTAGGTCGGTCTGCCGTACAGATCAGATGGTATCGCCAAAAACTCCTCCCTGCTGGAAACAGGCCTGCCAAGCAGCCAACCGCCATCTTGTGCCGACTGCTGAACAGGCTGCTGCCCATTCATCGGCTGCGGACGCTGCTGCTGTGCCTGTGGCATCTGCGTGTTCTGCAGGGGAGTAGTAAGCCCTACCGTGCCAATGCCACCGTACGGATTGACAGGCTGCTGTGGAACATAGGGCGCTCCGGGTGTCGGATAATAGCTCATAATACATCCCTCCTTGTGCATCCAGTGTACCGCACTGGAAAAAAACGAGAGACAACGAAGGTACAACGAAGGACAAAAAAAGAAAAGCGCCCACACGGAAAAATCCGCATGAGCGCTTAACTGTTAAGGACTTCACATTGGAAGCAAAAATAAAATATCACTTTTTGACTTGCAAGACAAGAGTTTCGACAAAACTAGTGCAAATAAGACAAAAAATCAAGAGCGGAACCGCCCACAGGCAATGCCGCTCTCTACAAAGGCCGGGGCCTTTCAATCTGGGTCTCCTAAGTGCATAGGAATGTAAAACGGAATGAACCGCTTCCAACTATGGCAATGTCGAGGATAACGCCGAATAAGGTACCAATCTCCAAACAGGTGAAAAGTGGTATAGTATTTTGCAATTCTTGCAACTCGTTCTTCTTTTGTATTGCACATAAGCATCACCATATAAAATCGTCTCCCGTATGGTACGCAATGTAAGTAGGCGGGCGGGAGACTGTATCAACTAAAAATGCCTACTTCTGCTATCGCAATTTTGACGTATGCGCACTATTCAAAACCGTTCAAGCATTTTCGGACTTGCTATGGCTGGAATTGAACCAGCGCAATAGACGGGGTGCGCCCTGCTCTACCTACTGAGCTACATAGCCTTTTCAAATATCCACCCTAATGTGCTTCTTCGAGAGGCCGGGTGGATTTGTTGATGTTATTATACCACAATCCGTGCAAAAAGAAAAGCGGCAGACCCGAAAGCCTGCCGCTTCAATGCGTTTTCGTGAAAAAACGCACCCAATTGAAATTATAGTATCACACATTCAGCATTTTTTCAATGCCTTTCAGCCGGTAGCCTATCGCCGTCCGGCTGTAATGCGTCTGTGCTGCAATGTCCGGCAGCGGGAGCCGCTCAACGTACCGCAGTAAGGCTATCTTACGGTCTACCC